CTAATGCGCGACGGCCTGCACGTAGGCCTGGCAAGCACGCAAGGCGATCAGGGCGTTGTCGCCGTCGTCGGTGATGCGGATAATTCGCTGAGCATGCGCCGGGTCAAGTCGGGCTCGCGAGGTTGCATGAACCACGCCGCCGGGGCTGGGGGCGGCAGGCACTGTGCAGCCACTGGCGACGGTGTCGAGAAGGACTGACAACCGCACATCAGCAGTGGCCAGGCGGTCACGCAGAGCAGCTTGGTTGCCTTGGGCATCGTTCAATTCCTGAATATGTTGGTGGTCACTAGTAGAGAGCTGTTGTTCAAGGGCCTGGCGTTTGGTCTGTTCGGCCTGTTGCTGGTGGAGGATTGCCTGGTTTTGCTGGCTGAGCGCCTGTGCATGTCGGACTGATTGCAGCTCCAACTGCGCCCCGTATCGCCATGCCTGCACCTGCCACACAAGCGCCATAAGCAGACACACACCGATCAAGCCAAACGCGCCTAGGAAACGCATAGCACCGCCTTCGCCCGCGCCCACAACTGCAAACGGTCGTCCAGGCCATTGAGGCCGCCATTGATGCGCCGGGTGATGGTGGTGAACTGGCCTTTGTCGGCGAGCTCGTTGAGACCGTTGCTTTGCCAGAACCAGGCGGCGGATTCGCAGGCCCATTGCGGTTGTTCCAGCAGTTGCGGCTGGAGCAGCAGGCGATCATCGCCGAAAAGTGCCTGGCTGCACGCAAGGTAATTACGGCGGCCAGTTATCTGGATCAGCCCTCTGCCACGATACTTTTGTCCATCTGCGTCCGCTTCGGGAGTGTTACCCAGGCGCGCCGCCAAGACGCCGGTGTCGTATTTGCTCAGGTATTGATCACTGCCCAGTTCGCGCACGTAGTGCAGTTCACCGGACTCGTGACCGATTTGAGCGAGGAAGGCAGCGGCGCGTTGGGGAGTGTTGATTTGCCGATTCCGCATTGCCAAGTTGAGTGAGGATATGAAAACGCCCGCTAGAGAGCGGGCGCGTGGGAAGACTTGCTGAAGTTGCGTGAGCGTCATGGGATGACCTTGCCACGGGCCACCGCCCTGGCTGCCAGAATCGCTTCGGGTATGGGCGTATTCTCTTCAAGGAACCGCAAGCTGTACCAGTCGGTAGACGCCAGATAAGCAAGGGCCTCACGCGAATCAGCTTGTGCCTGGAGGTCTTGGGGTGTCTGGTTTTTTTCAAGCTTCGACAAATCAAACATCGCTCAAGTCCTCCGCAGGTTTGGCTGAGTGGTTGGGCAGATCAATCGGCTCGACCGGAAAGGGAACCGGCCCGGCCGATACCTGGAGCCTGCCGTTCTGCCACATGTAAGCTGGCGCATCCGCATTGACGGCCAGTCTCAAGGTCAACTCGATCTCGCCGTTACGACGGCTGACGGGCCCTGCGAACAACTCATGTCCGATGGCGGACATGGGTAGGGTCATCCCTTCAGGGATCAGCGAAAGGTCAATCCTTTGGTCATTCAGGATCAATGTTTCACCCTCGACAAAGGCTGTCGTGGGAGTCGCGGCGCCAAGAGGCCGAAAAGGAACGTGGTGAATGATCATGCGTGCCATCTCCCGATTGCCGTCACTGTCACGATATTGTTCAGCGTCCGGTCGGACATAAAGAAGTAGGAACCGACGTTGCCGTAGCACCTGGCAGACATGTCCCAGTCAACCGACGGGTAAATGTTGGGGAACACCGCCACAGGGGTGTCCGCAAAAGCCGCCAGCCACGCGACGTTACGCGTGACACCAGCGGTGTAGCCGGTAAACCGCTGCTGGCAAATTTGCAAGCCACCGGCAAAGCGGAAATACCAGTTATCAAGCGAACCACCGCGCTCGATGAGCCCCGAATTAATCGGCAAGGCGCCCGAAGGGCCAGCATTGAGCACCCCGGATATCGCGTTGCCGTTATGAAGAATGCTTCGCCAGTTGGGCGCAGCTGCACCTGGGTTAACGCTGAACTGGCGGAAGTGAATACCATCCCCCGATACAGCCATCGACAATTGCGCTCGCCATTGTGGGTCATGTCCCCAAGCCTGAGACAGTACGCTGATTGCCCCGAAGCCTGGCACGCCATCCGGGTGGCCGTAATAGCTGTACAGACCCGTGTTGGCTTTATTCGGAGACGCGGATTGTGCAGATGACAACCCCATCAGTTCCCCCGCAGCGGCACCTTGCCCTATACCGATCGCAAACAACGATGAATTGATATCGGCACGCCATGGAGACCAGGCACCATCACCCCGTCGCCCCCGCATATACACGGACTCATCAAGCATGGCCTTCGCCGTTTGCCAGACGTAGCCGCCTGAATTGGCAATTTGCAGGATCTGCACGTAAGGATTGGGCAGGTTCAGCCCTCCATTACCGAACTGAAACAACCCACTGACACGCGGCAACTCATTGGCGTCGTCGGTCGGCTGTTTCGAAATGGGCTCGGCGCCCCAGCCCGCATGCCCCATCATTGACACCCGGCCAGGGGTGAAGTCATCGCTGCCGGTCACTACGTTTTGAGTGGCTGCTGTGCCCAACTGAGCCTGGCGAGCGAACAACTCCTGGGTCATTGCGTTGATCTTGATACTGGCGCTGCGCGGTGTGTCGCCGCCGACGCCAGTGGGTGCCGCACCAATATTGATTTCCTGTCGTGCCATGGGGACTCTCCATAGTCTGGGCAATAAAAGACCCGTTAAAAAGCGGGTACGGGATGTCTGTGCATTTTTCAGGGCAGGCGTTTTTCAGCAAGCCTGTAGATCGTGGCGCGTGCCGCATTGCGAGCGGCTTTGATATCCGCAGGCATCGGGGTGCCTTCCTCCATCTGCGCAAACGCATACCAGTCACTGTCCCTGAGGTAGCCATGGGCCTGATCAAGGGCGAGATCCTCCTCCAGCTCCTGGGCGCTCTTTATTTTTTGCAATTGGCTGACATCAATCATGGATCACCTCTTCCTGGGAGGGTGCTGAACGTTCTTCAGTTATTGCAGAGGTGGGTATTTCAACTGGCCCATTGGAGCTCACCTCAATGATCGTAGGCTCAACCGGGTTGCGCAGTGACGGCGGATCATCCCACTTGACCGGCAATTTAAGCGTCAGTGTCAGCTCGCCGTCGATACGTACGACGGCATCGACAAAGCAGTCACTTCCCATTGCACTGGCCAGAATGCGATAACCGTCCGGGATGACCGAAAGATCAAAAGCCCGGCCATTAACCGTGATCACTTCATCGCGCACAGAGACCTTCAGCGGCTCATCCGTCAAAAAGGGAAACAGTTTGATCCTGATCATTTCCAGGCTCCCCATACAGTCACGGCGTTTTGGAAACTTTGAGCTGTCGAGCCATTTCTAATGATGATGTCCACCGCACTGGTTCCATTGACATAGCAGTTCACCGCACCGAAATGTTCATAAGTCATTTGTGGCTGCGGATTCACGTAAACACTGCCACTTCCCAAAACGATTGCCACGGGCAACGAAACCGTCACCACCGTCGGCTGATTCGGTGGCAGAACCGCACTGACCGCGCTGACGCCCTGAACGCAGATTTGGCCGTTGATGTACTTGCTGATGTTCCAGCCACCGACCACCGTTTTACTCATCAACCCGATTCCGGATGCCGGGTCGCCCTCGGCGTTGGCACCGGTGTACAGACGCGCCCATGGCGTCCACGTGCCGTTGGCATTGACTCGCCTGAACGCGGTGTTCGTGGTGTCGGGGTTGACCCACTCCTGAGTGGAGTACACAGCCGACAAATATTTGTGCGACAAAAAGCCATAGCTGTTGGGGCCATTGGGACCGGGAATATTGTTGCCGTAGTACTCTCCGGTGGCCGCCACTGCGTCCGCACTGGTGGTGAGTATCTTGACCACACCGCCTACGCCAAAATCACCCGCCTTGATAACCTGCGTCCAGGCTTTGCCCGCAGCGGCTCCTTGCAAAAACTGACGTTCCCAAGTCACGTTCTCTAAAAGGCTATAGGCAATTTGCCGCACATATCCCCCCGATCCCGAGAGCACCTGAATGATGAATACGTAAGGGTATGGCAGGGAGACACCACCATTGCCGAACATGAACAGCCCATTTATCACGGGTAGGCCATCGGCGCTGTCGGTGGGTTGCATAGCGAAGGGAACATTCCCTCCCCAACCACTGGCTTTTGCCAGTGCATCGCCTTTATACAACTCGTTGGTCATTGCATTGATTTTGATCATGGCGCTGCGCGGTGTATCACCGCCCACACCGCTGGGGCGCGTACCGAGATCAATTTCTTGTCGAGACATCCTTAACCTCCAAATTGAAAATCCATTTCAACCTCAGCAAGTTCCTTATCTTATTATCACTTGCAGTCATATCCCGCTCACATCGACTACGAGGTAGCTGTAGGCTTCAGCTCGATAATTGAACTCTTTCACCTGATGCTGCTTGGTATACCCATAGTAATAATAATATTTGACCTTAAAATTTATTTTACCTGGACCATGAGTGAAGAAGTTAGTGCTCGCATATTCATTAATCCTGAAGTTTCCACCACCACCCGTAAATTGCGTGGTACGCCAACTTCGCCCACATCGACCTCCAAACACAACTGCATATTTCTTGCCTGTCTCATAATTATGATCGCCGACCACCGCCTCAAAATTATCCGTCCCTACCAATACGTCTCTTACAATTAACTGAGGCGTCGTCGCGTCATACACCAACTCGCCATGGTCATTGAATATCTGCATGCCAAAGGCTCCTCCCGCAGACACGCCCGGCCGGAAACGATAAACGTCCAGGTTGACGATCGTTGAACCATCCGTGACGTAACGCTGGATGTAACCGCCTCCACTGCGCGATACATTCGCCAAGCACACTGAGTGAGCTTCATTCTGAGCGCGTACAGCCACAATTTCCTCGGCATCCGGTATCCAGACATCCAAGTACTGCCCCCATGCTGGGTTACTGCTGGCGGCGGTACTCACCTGAGTTGTCTTACTCACAAAACCATAGGTTTTAAAGTTTTGGTCGAGTAGCACACTACGGTCATCGTTTAGAACTTGAAAACCAATAGCCATCATGAAATACCGTAAGTAATAATCCCTGGATTGACACAGGCACTCCACATCAACGTGTTCTGCGAAATACTGCATTGGGGCCCATCAGTGACATTGATGCCGGCCTCAAGTGTGACCATATACCAAGGGCGACCTTGAGCGAATGCATCAACCACCAATGACCCTGCTCCCGTTCCGCTACTTATTCTGCCAATTACCCGGGCAAGCCGACTGTTTACATCGACCAGTACTTCGCCCTGCGCGTTGAACGCTTGAAATCCTGCTGCCATACCCTCTCTCCTGTTGGTGGATGGGTGACTAACCCCAGATCCCGAATCGAACACGCAACACTTGGTTAGCATCAAATACTTGAACCAACTGATTGCTGATGGTCATCCGACCACCGCCCCCCACGCCGTTAAGTTCCAACCCACCAGCCTTATCAAGTTTCCAACCACTGACACCCGGCTGATAATCATTGGACTGAATAACCTGACCAATTTTGGCGTTAGTGATCGTGCCGTTCTGAATGAATGCACTATCGATAAATGTTTCAGCACCTCTAACCGCGAACGGTGTCGAAGGTTTACCCGGCGTATTTTCGTTATAAATCGCAAACTGATCCGCCGAAATCAGAAACTGACTTTGCAACCCACCTGGACCATTCTCGATACCCAACCCAATACCGGCGAACTTGTACCCTCCGCCTGCGGCAACCTGCATCCGCACTGACCAATTCGCCGCCAACTTCCCATTGGTATCCGCAATCGCCGAGGCATTGGTCTGGATACTCACTGACTGTTGGTTAACTTTGGTCTGCACCGTCTCAATACTTTGGGCCAGCGTTTTGTCCGCTGTGGCCAAGGTCGTCAGTCGCGTATCAATCGACGCCGAGTTGTTATTGACCTTTGCATCCAGCTGCGTAACCCGCTGGGCAAGGGCCTCATCCCGGGAAGCTGAAGCGCTGTCTACGTTGGTGATACTGGCCTGGTTCTGACTGACCCTTGCATCCAGCCGCGTAACCCGCTGGGCAAGGGCCTCATCCCGGGAAGCAGAAGCGCTGTCTACGTTGGTAATACTGGCCTGGTTCTGACTGACCCTCACCTCCAACGCATCGGTCTTCATCGCCTGAGCAATATCACCCTCGACAATCGCTGACATCACCGACCAGGTGCCAGCCATGGAAACGTCATCACCCGCGAATGAGGTTTGCTCATCACCTGCCATCTTCGGGTTGACCTGGGCATACACCCCGTCGGTTTTCTGGGCAGTGCTGGTGACCTTGCCGTCCACCGTCTCGATCGCCGTTTTGTTCTGCTGGATCTGCAACGCCAATGCATTGCTGGTTTGCACAAGGGAGCCAATGTCCAGCCAATAAGCCGCGTTAGGCGGTGGGCTGTTAGCCGGTACTGCCTGGATAGCTTGGTAAAGATGATTCTCCTGGCGTACAAACTCGCCACTGGCATATGCCCTGGCCGCGTCGTACAGCAACGCATCCGTGACTTGATCAACCAGTGCTTGCAGTTCTTTACGGGTATTGTCCAATCGGTCGTTGACCGAACCCGCGCCCGATCCATCAATCAGCTCGATACGGTCGAGCAAGTGCTTACCCAGTTCCGTCTCGCTGATTTGCCCGGCGATCAGATCCAGGATCGGAGATGCATCCGAACTCGCTTGCCCGTTGACGCCCGATCCGTTTGGAAACCAAGGCCCGATATTCCCCGTACGATCCACCAGCCGCGCCCAGAAAAACAACGACGCCCCCGCCGCCAGCCCCATCATGGTCAAATCGGTCTGCGGGAACGCGTAATCCCCGAGCTTGGTCGCTTGCGCCAAGTCGGAGGTCTTCCCGTACCAGATTTCCGTACGCTGCAAATCCGCCGTGCTCACTCCCTGCGGAATCAGCCATTTCACCTTGATCGCAAACACCAACGACTCCGTCGTCAGCGCTGCCACGGTCGGCGGCAATGTGGTCTTGCCGTTAAGTACAGTCTCTACAGACTCGCTATACAGGGAGCCGATATCCAGCGCGTTGATCGCCCGTACCTTGGCCACATAACGCCCGGCATAAATGCCGGACACTTCGATAGAACCGCCGCCCGTGCGGCCTGCGTAGACCCATTCACCGTCGTTCTTGCGCCAGTACGCCTCGTACGCAATGGCATTGGCCACTCGCTGCCACTCGATGGTCATGACATTGACCGCGCTGCCCTGCTCGACGAAATGGTCATTGCTGACGGTCACGTTGATCGGGGCCGCTTGTACGCTCGGCGGGATTACGGTGATCGGTGGGCTGTCGATTTTTGCGCCGTTGTCGATGGCGGCAAATTTGCTCGGTACGTGCTTGACCGCGCTGAGGCTGTATTTGATTTCGTCATCCGAAAAGTCTTCGGAAATCGACAGTACGCGGAACTGTTGCAAAGCCAGGGTCGCGGAGTCGACGGCCCAGATCGATTGAGCCGGCGGCATGTCGTCGAGCTTGGTTTGCAGCGTAACCAACTGCTCATCCGCACCTGCGGCGCTGACGGATTTGACCGCTCGGGATACAGCCTTGCCGTTGGGCATCACCAGGGTGATGGTGTCGCCGGCAGTGGCGGTGACTTCGGCATCCAGGGTCAGGGTGTCGAGGGTGGCGGCACGCAGACGCCCGCCAATGCGGCGGCCGGCGCGGTCGTTGTCGGCCACGCGGATGATCTGGCCGGGCCGCGCCAGGGTGCCGTCGAGGCCGACCGCGAAGGTCACGCTTTCGGTTTCCAGGCGGTTGGTCAGCAATGCCCATTTGCCGATGCGCTGGGCTTGCGCCTGGGAGGTGCAGCCGGTGGCGCTGATTTCGGTTTGCTGGATGCCATAGCGCGCGATACCTTCGGCGTCGTCGACGTATTGCACCTTCTGGCGATAGAAATCCGTCGGGTCGTTCCAACTGACCAGGGCAACGGTGTAGCGGGTCTTTTTCGCCGAACCGCCGTAGATGAACTGGCCGCCGATCACGTTGGCGTTGGAGTAGGTGTACACCGGGTCTTCCGGCATATCCGCCACCGCCATCACGGAACCCGCGCCCCAATAGGCCATGCCCCGGAAGGTAGTCGCCAAGTCTTGCAGCACCTTCAGTGCATCGGCACGCACCGACAGGTACAGGTTGCAGGTGAAGCGCGGTTCGGTGCCGCCCTTGCCGTCGGACACCGGCTGGTCGCAGTACTGGCCGATGCGGTAAAGCTCCCACTTATCCACTTGACCGGCGTTGAGCAGGTGGCCCAGGCCATAGCGTTGGTGCAATAGCAGGTCGTAGTAGATCCACGCCGGGTTGTCGGTCCAGGCCGATTTGAACGTACCGTCCCATACACCGCTGTAGGTGCGGGTTTGCGGGTCGTAGTTATTTGGCACCTTGATGATGCGCCCGCGCAGTTCGAAGGAGCGCGAGGGGATCGACTGAAATTGCGCGGCATCGAATTGCAGGCCGATCAGCGCCGAGCCCGGGTAGCGCAGCTTGGCGTCAATCACCTCGGTGGACGATTCTACGGTGGTGGTATCGGCAATCGCGCCACTGGTGGAGTTCGGCGTGATACGGCGCACGCGCAAGGTCCAGCCGACTTTCGCAGGTGGCAAGTCGACACGGTGGGAACGTTCGTACTTGGTGGTAGTTTTGCCACTGAACGCGGCGGCCAGCACCTCTGTAAATGCGCCGCCGTCGGTGGACAGGTCAATGGCGTACTGCACGGTATAACCGTTGGTGTCGCCGTTGCTGGTGTTGGTCTGCGACAGCCGCGTCACGGCCAGGCGAACCCGTACCGCCGACAGTTGCAGGTTGGAATAGGACTTGGTCCAGGGCTGATCACTGCGCAGCTCGACGGACACCGGGCTTTCGTTTTCCACCGCCGGGAAGCCAGGTATGTGTGACTGGTCCTGGCTGCCATTGCGGGTGTCGAGGGTCACGCCACTGAAGTTGAGGCTGCCATCGGCGTTGGCCAGCGGGGTCTCGTCAAGAAACACCGAGCGCTTATCGTTTTTCAAACCGACAATCTCGCCTTCGCTGACGAGATCGAGGATACGGGCATAGGCCGTACTTTGCAGGCTGTCTGGCGCCTCCACGGAGGGACGGGGCTTGGACGCGCCGCCTTTGCTGCCAGCGAGAGTGAGGTCAGTCATGGCTTTCCTTCAGGCGAAATAAAGCCCGCACTCGGCGGGCAGGTTGAAGAGCAGGAACGTTAGAGTTGATCCTGGGTGTAGATCCCGGCGCTGATTACTGAGCTGCCGACGATCAGTTGGCCGTAAAGCAGGCCCACCGGGTTGCCCTGGGCACTGGTGTTGACCGGTCCGTTGAAGCTGTAGCTGGCGCGGTTGTTGGGGCCATCTTGCGCCGCCAGGCCCTTGGGTACAGGCGACAGCATTTGCATCACGCCCCCCATTACCATGGAGGCGCCCATCATGATCAGGCTCGAACCAAACGGTGCGCCGGCACCAAAGGTGCCGCCCGTGATAATCGCGCCAACGACGATCAGCACCGCACCGACAATAGTCTGCAGGGCGCCTGCGCGTTTGCTGCCGATCAGCACCGGCGCCAGGCGGATGTCGTCATTGCCGACAGGGGCACCGAGGCGCTCCTGGGGAATGTTCTGCTTGCCCATGAACACCGAATACGTCAGCCCATTGTCTTTGGATTCCATCAGGAAACGTTCAAAGCCAGGCAGGAGGATGCTCAGGGCTCGGATGGCCTCTGAAACGCTACTGACCGCCAATCGATGCACTCTGCCAAAGCGCGCACCCAGCACGCCATACAGGCGAACCGTGCGCACCTTTTCGGCAGCAGTTTGTTGTATGGCTGGCACACACGTTTGGGAATTGGGAGTCACCGCAATCTTCCTCATAGTTGGTCCTGTGCATAAATGCCCGCGCTGATTACCGCGCTGCCTACCGTCAACTGACCATAAAGCAGACCCACCGGGCTGCCTTGAATACTGGTATTGACCGGCCCATTGAAGCTGTAACTCGCACGGTTTTCCGGACGGTCCATGGTGCCCAGGCCCTTGGCCATCGGCGACATCAACTGCGCGACGCCCCCCATGGCCATGGAAATCCCCATGCTCGCGGCAAAGGTCCAGCCAGTGGTGGATGAAGCACCGATCAAGGCAGAGGAACTCCCCGAGGCCAGACCGCCAGAGAAGTACGACGCCGCCACAATCAGCGCAACGCCAATAATGGTTTGCATCGACCCTGCGCGCTTACTGCCCACCAGTACCGGTGCGATACGGATATCCGCAGCGCCTGGAGGTGCCTTGAGGCGATCCTGGCCAATGTTGTCGCGGCCCAGGAAAATCGAATACGTCACGCCCCGGTCCTTGGATTCCATCAGGAAGCGCTCGAACCCCGGCACCAGAATGCACAGCGCATGGATCGCTTCCGAGGCGTTGCTCACCGCCAGTCGATGCACGCGCCCGAAGCTCGCGCCGAGGCTGCCGTAGAGGCGCACCGTCCTGACTTTTTCATGATGCATGGCATCCTCCTGGCGAATGATCCGCCGATGTGGTTAATGTTTGGCCCGCAGGCCGTGTCGCCAATAGCTCACTGTCACCTCACCCCAGTAGCCGCCGTAGGTGTCGCGCTTGCTGTCGCGACCATACAGGTGGTGCAGGATCGAACCTGGCGCCGGGTAATGTTCGGGTTCGCTTTGCAGCACGCCGTCGGCCAGGTAGATCGCAGCATGGTTGGGCACTGGCGAGCGGATCTGCATCAGTACGATATCGCCCTGTTGCAGTTGGCTGACCTGCACGAAGCCAGCGGCCGGCAGGTTGTCCAGGTAGAGGTTGCCGCCCTTGTCCCACCAACCGTCTTCACGCTGATAGTCACCCAGCTCGATGCCCAGCTCGCGGCGGTAGTAGTCAAGGATAATGCTCAGGCAGTCATGCACGCCGTGGGCGAAGGCGCGACCGATCAGGGGCGCCTGGTAGCCGTTTGGCGTGCAACTGGCCCATTCACCGGTGCGCACCTGCCCGTCGTCGTCGGTGCGTACTTCAACGATGTGCCAAGGCAACCCGGAGGCTTCGCACGCCACGCGGTCTGCTTCACTGGGTGTCGCCGGGCAATCCGGATGGCTGTGCACTACAGCGAGGATTTCGCCGCGTTCTTCCGCGGCGGCATAGTCCTCGGGCGCCAGCCGAAAGTGTTCGCTGGGTGTGCTCGCCGTATTTCGACAAGGCACATACACACGCTTGCGCCCTTCACGAATCAGCAAGCCGCAACACTCATGGGGATACGCGGCCACGGCGTGCCGGGCAATCGCCGCCAGGTTGGTCTTGTTCATGCTCAACTCCGCAACAGGCCCGCCGCTGGAAATGAACCGTAGGGCAGTGGGTTGTTCTCGCCGAAACGCAGCTTGCAGCTAGTCAGCCGCCCACCGCATTTATCCTTGGCAGCGTCGGTGACGATCACGTCATTGGCATCCGCCACCGGCCCGCCGTTGTAGCCGCAATAAGGGCCGCGGTAACCGCCGCAACTGAGCCACCAACACACGTTGGCGACGATCTGTCGACGTGGCAGTTGCACGCCGTTGAAGTCCAGCGCACTGGCCAGTTCAAACTTCACCGTCTCGCTGCTTTCCGCGACTTTGCGCTCGACGTACCAGATGTCCGGCGGCAGTTCCTCTTCAGGGTCGGCTTCGGGTTGGCCGTCGAGGTACTTGCCCAAGGTGCGATGGCGGATCAGCCGCGCGCCTACCAGATCTTCGAAATACAGCACCAGCGCCGTGATGAAACCGCCGACGTTACCTACGGCCAGCGTCGGCGTCGGTTGGGTACCCTGCCCCGACATTTCAAAGCCTTCGGCCTGGATCGGCCAGGGTGAATATTCGTGGCCCTGCCAGAAGATCGATGATTCCTGGGGGTAACCGTGAAACCGGTACAGCTCGGCGCCCAGGGGAGTGGCATCGAGCTCGAAAAGCTCCACCCAGGCCCCGGGCTCCAGGGTCTGGATATCTGCGGTGATGGACATATGATTCTCCGGGCAAAGAAAACCCCGCACTACGGCGGGGTGGAGGCGGCGCTAGGGGTGGAAGGCTTGCTCGAACGTCGCCGTCAGGGAGTAGAGCCCGGCGCCCATGGGCGTTGGCTGGTAACCCTTGCAGCGATACAACGCAGGCTCTGCCAGTGGTGCGGTCCAACTGAACGCTTTGGCGCCAGCATGGCGATCAAGGAAAGCAACGATCGCTTTGATGCGCGCTTCGTCACCCACGAACGTCAGTGGCCAGGACTGAGTTTTGTTGTTGATCCCATCCGCGGCCGTTTGCTGGTAGCCGTCGCCGAACTTGGCCGTCTTCAGGCGAAATTCGACGCTGCCGACGGGCTCCACCTTGGGCACCCATGTGAAAGTTTCTGTGCTCATGTTTTCTCCAGGCGTAAGCCGTTGATGATCAGCGGCCGTTGATGGCCGACCAGATTTGCCCGCCCGGCTTGAGGTCGCGGGCGATCTGTTCGGCAGCGCCCTGGCGGGCGGAACCGGCATAGGCGCGGGCGACGTTCTGGGCGTTGGTGTCGGTGCCTGAGCCTTGGCCGTCGGCAACGTTGATGGTTTGCTGGATCACCACCTGGTTGCTGCTGGTGTTGCCTGATTGACCGCCGCCCAATGCGCGCACGCCCAGGGAGCCGTCGGAACCACGGCTCAGAGGCATGATGGCTTCGGGGCCGGCTTCGCCGAAAAGGGCCATGGGGGCCAGGGTGGGGCCGGTTGCAATGGAGTTGGTAAATACCCCTCCATTGGCATACTTGATGCCGGAGACATTGAGTTCATTTTGATACCCGCTTGGCCCCAGCACAGAACCTGCGGGAACAGAAGGACGCAACCAACTGGTGATAGCCGAGCCGGCCAAACTGAACAACGACTTCAGAGCACTAGAGGCCGCAGTTTTTGCAGCCATCGCTGCCATGTCTTTGAGCACAGAGGTGGCAAAATCAGAGAAGTTGAACTTACCCGTAGTCGCAAATGTAAGGACCGCAGCATCCATCTTTTCAAAAGCACTGGCGAACACTGCCTTCGATTGCTCGGCTGCCGTACCTGCGTTGTTTGAATACTCTTCGAACGCGGCATTGGCACCATTGCGCCAGTCATTAAGCAACTGGGACATATCGGCGAAATTACTTTTAATCTGCCCGGTTTTTTCTTGACTCAGAAGTGCCATCCCCTCCTGATCCGATGAGGCAGCATCCCCATACGGCCCACCCGTTGGAAACTTCAGCCCGACCCGCTCGGTATAACTGGACTGCGCATCCAACGCGCCAACAAAATCATTCTGCGCCCCCTGGCTCTGCTTGAGCACTTGCACCAGTTGCGCATTTTTCTGGATAAATTTTTCCGCCGCATCCGTGGCCGGGTCATAGGCCCGTTGAAAGCCCTTGAACTGGCCGGACGTGACCTGTAGCGCCGCTGCGGCAGAGGCGCTGACCTTTTTGCTGGCGTCCTCGATCTTCTGCTGCATCTCGCGCATGCTGTTTTCGGTAATCCGTGACGCCTTCGCCAGGGCCTGCTCCAGGCTGCCGAGGTTGAGCGTCAGATTACCCTGGGAAGCAGTTGCCATAGGTTTCTCCGGGTCATGGATAAAACCCGTCGAAACGGGTTTCAAGGAAAGTCGCGTCGTCCTTAACGCCACTCGTTCATCGCACGTTCGAGCGACACACCCCGGCGCAGCTCGTGGGGCATGAAGTCAATCATCTCGGCCGTGCCGCCGCCCAGCCGGTGGGTCTGCAGCGCCACCAACGCGCTGCCCGCCTCCAGCCGCCTACCGGCGTGCAGGGAGCCATATCGGTCGATATAGCGTCCCCAGGCCAGGGCTTCGTGGTATGTCATGCGTTCCTTGGCTTCGGCGATCGTGCGGCCGCCGACTCCGTTCAGCACCAGTTCGTGCCAGAACTCATCGGCGACCGTCAGTTCTTTGCGCCGCCACCCTGGGTGCCATTGACCTCATTGACTGCATTGAGCATCACAAACCCCAATGACGGCTCAAGGCCGAAGGCATCGTCATAACTCAGGGCTTCATCACCCTCGGCACCCAACGACACTGAGGCGGCGAGGTAGCTGGCGTTACGGCTCTGTGCCGATTCGCCCTGACTGAACAGACGCTCGATCACGCCGAAGGACTGGCGGCGAATGTGCAACGTGAACGTGTCAGTCACTTCCTTGCCAGTTTTGCTGTCCAGGTGCGTCCAGCTGATTTCCTTCTTCACCAGTTGGCCATCGACGATGCCGCCCTTGGCTTTCAGTTGTTTGAGGTTCATGGCGTCTCTCAGGCTTTCTTGATCCAGGCGCTGGCGCCGGTACGTTGGATGGTGACGGTGGTGGTCACGACCGCGTTCAGTGCGAAGTTGAACGGGAAGTCCGACACGTAGCCGTCGAAGGTGAACCAGGTGCGCGTCGCCGGCAGTTCAAAGCCATCGCCTTTAGCGTTGACGGTCGGCAGTACATCCTTGCCGTCGGACCAGCCCACGGCCCACTTCACGCCGGTATCGCCCTTGGCTTCCGACAGCTGGTGCAGGCGGATGTGGCTGGCATTGGTGGGGTCGGCGTTCAGGCCCAGGCTCGCTGTGCCAGGGGTGCGCAAACCTTTCTTGTAGCTGCGCTCTTCGGCATTGAGGCTGGTGTCTTCAATCTGCTCGGCCGGCGCGCCGCCCGGTTCGAACGAAGTGGCGTGCTCGACTTCCAGCACGGTATAGGGCCCGGTGCCGGAGACCGGCGGAACGAGGGCGAAAATCTGGGTACCTTGGGTAAGAATCGACATCGAGTGTTCTCCATGAACAATAAAAAACCCGCGAAGGCGGGTTGTGGGGTGCAACGGCTATGGTGCTGCGTACAAGGCAGGTCGAGACGGGATCAGGGCGCCGGTTTGCCGTCCAGGTAAGGCGGTGCATTCGGGTCCGGTTCTCGGCTCTTGATCACGTCGACCAACGCCTGGTTGCTCTGGGCCAACAGCCGAATGGCGGCATTGAGCGCCACCTGGCCATCGGTCTGGGTTTGCAGGGCGGCGATCAAACGGTTGATCGCGGCCAATTCTTCGTCATTCATAGGCATCCTGGTTCCTGTAGCGAGTCAGTGGTGAACGTGCAGCGGTGGTGATCACGACGCCAAGCCACCGGCCAGGATCGAACTGCGATATCCCGTCGCAGGGTCCCCAACGTGGGTCACCTTGGTGATCGACCAGCGCCCCTGCATGTACACAGGCCAGGTGTCATCCAGCACCAGCAACCCTTCGGCCGCCAGCAACGGGTTGCCTGGGCAATCAATCTGTAACTTCAAGCCTTCACGGCCCACGCGGCGCAGTTCGCCTTCGGCCACGGCGCGGGCTTCGGCTTCGTTCTGGCAGGGCTGGCGCAAGGTCTTGAACGGGGCGATCCCGACCTGGACCACCCGCTGCTTGCCGGCGGCGGCGTCCCACCAGCTGACGCGGCTGCCCATGTATTTGGAGCGTGATTTTTCATCAAGTTTGGCGGTGATAAAGGCCTGCTCTCCCGGGCGGTTGTCGCGTGTCACGGATAACTTCACTTCGGGCAATAGCTGGCCGGTGAGTGATTTGGCCTGCCCCGCTTCGGCCAGCACATAAAGCTCGTTGAACGGCTTGGTGACCGCGTTGTAACGCTTGGCCAGGCGGGTGATGAAGGCCATGTCGCTTTCGTTTGACTGATCGATATGCTCAATCGCAATACCGTCCAACGTCGGTGCCACACGCGGTGAAAAACCATGACGGCTGACCAGTTGGCGAAACAAGGCGCCCAAGGTGGTCGGCCCATGGCTGGCGGAACGGCGCTGGCGGTAGCCGCTTTTATCCACCACGCTGAAGGGCGCGGCGGTGGCGACGATCATCAGGCGCATCGGAAACAGCACCGGGGTTCGCTGGGTGACCACAAACTCGCCTTTTTCCACCAGCCCCGTTTCCTGATAGCCGACGCGCAGGCCGATCTTGCCACTGAGGCTGGGCAAGCCTTCCAACCCTTCGATATTAAGGGTCAGTTCCAGTCGATCGGTCTCGATGCCTGCAGCGTCGGTGTGGCTCCAGTGCATCAGGCGTTGATTGAGCAGCGCCGCGTTGGCGCCGTAGAACTCCACGATCGGCGTAAATTCCTGTGCCATGCAGCCTCCTCAATCCCAGGCCAGAACGGGCCGCATGGCGGCCGGTCGTGCTTGTATCTCAGGCACGATCACCCAGACACCGGCTGGCAGTACCGGGCCGTATTCGCCGAGTTCGGGGTTCAAGCGCCAAAGGGTTTCTTCGGCGGCGTCATCGCAACGGCCCAACTCGCGGTAGAGCAACAGGTTGACCGAGTCACCGGCAATACTTCGCACTCTACGCATTGACGAATTCCTCCAGCTCAAGGGTCCAATTCATGACCATGGCGGTGCCGTCATCGATCACATTGCTTTGGGCTTCCACTACCGAATTGATACGCCACAGGCCCCAGTTGCGGCCGATGCCATCCACCAGCGGCAAAGGCGCTCGCGCATTTTGCAGAGCGCGCAATTGGTCCAGGCGCTGCATGCCGATAGCGCGCATGGCTGTACCGCTGAACGTGAGTTTTTCCAGCTTCTGGCCGTTCTGCCGCGACTGGGGTTTGCTGGCGATAATCGCCAGGTCGCTCCAGCCACCATCGCTGTTGCGGGTCAGTGTTGAATAGGCGAACCCTCGGGATAAACCAAAAATAAAGTCGCCCAGTACCATTTGTTGTCGCATCAATCACCTCCTGGATCGGCCAATGCCGCGTTGCGTCGAATGCCCAGGGAATCGGTGACCATCGGCACGCATTGGAACTGCAGGGCCTGGATCACTTGATTGACCACTTGCTGGGCATCCGCCGGGTTAACGCCGGTAATCTGGATACTCGGTGAGAGCGTGACCTGGACATTGTCGGTACGGGCACTGTTGAGTTCCTTGCTCAGCGCGTTGGGCGCAGGTAGGCGATCATTTGCGCCAAACACCTTGTCACCCAGCCAGCTGCCCGCCTCGCTGCCCAGCAGGCCACCGATGGCGCCGCCGATTGCGGTGCCGACACCGGGGAAAACCAGGGTACCGAGCGCGGCACCGGCGGACGCTCCAGCCCAGGCGCCACCGGCGCTGCTCAGGCCAGTCCCGACCGCCTTGACATCCCCGTTGCGTACGCCCTGAATCACATCAAAAGCAGTGTCGGCGTACCTCATCGGGCCAAGGCGGCGAGCACCGGCCACTCCCAATTTGCTCACTGTTCCCAGCGGGTTGGAAGGCATCTTCAGCGGGCCAGGCAAAGCCTCACGACTGAAATGGAGAGTATGGGGCGCAGCAGCAGTTACCCGGCCTTCGGAAGGCAAGGGGATAAGCTTGCGCTCTACTGCCTCGATCAACCCAGGGCCTCTGCTCGCTGTCGACTGGCCTGAAGACCTGCTCTTGCTTGGACGGTTCGCCACGACCGCACGCGGTTGCAACCTTTGAGCCGTCCGCCCCGCATCGAAGCCTAAGAACGGCGCAGGTAACAATGCCTTTGCATCACGTTCGAGGCTGGTTAGCAGCCTCGAAAATACACCGCCTTTTTTGCTGGCAGGCGATCGTTTGGTCGAGGCTGTCTTGGGCACTAGCGGCTGTTTTTGCTGCCTGATCTGCGCGCGCTGAGTGTTTTGAACGCTCTGCTTTTTTTGCGACTTCGACTGACGAGGGCTCTTTTTCCCGCGCGAGCCCTGCGAGCGCGAACGAGGACTTTCGATGGGGTGCTGAGTGGCCGTCGCACAACAGCACGATTTATCTTTCGCAGAACCGCCATCCTTGAACAGCTTGCCAACACCGGGAAGCTTACCCAGCGTCGCATCAACCACGTTGCCAGCAACGCGGGTTTTTATCGTGTCTCCCACACTTGAAAAAAAGCTGGAAAACACCGGCGTAATGGCTCCAGCCGTTTTAATCGCGCCAGCCAGAGCCGGTGAATCTTTAGCCACGTCACTGGCGCTGTCCATCAGGCCCGCCTTGGCTTTCAGCCAAAGCGCTTCGCCCAATACCGGCGTGGCATCCAGGGTCGTAGAGAAACGTTTGCCGCTTTCGCTGGACTCCTCGCGCAGCACCTTGATCGACTTTTCCGACGTTGCGGTTTTATCAAACTTCAGTTGGCTGCCTGAATGCTGCAGCGCACTTGCCAGGTCGATTATTTGCGCGGTGCCCAGCGTCATGGCCTCGCGGGTATGGCGCAAATTCTCTGAGGTAGTCGAGGCGGATTCAGACACCCTCTTCGATTCTGCCTGCTCACCCAGCTTGGGTGAACGCACCTCAATGGCCCTCAGCGACGACAGCGCCGTGTCGAGAGAATCCACACCCTCACGCAATGAGCCGAGCGACAGTGCGAGCTCATCAAGTTTGAGCGTTGCGTTGGTGAGTGCGGCAACGGTTCCGGACAAGTCAGCCAAATCTGTTGACGGGGTAGAGCTGCCAACCGACAACGCGCCAGGGCTAAGGATATCGGCGTCACGTGCGCCGCCTGTACTGCCGAACGCATCCCGGCCATTCCTGGCGACGGCATAGGCGAGCGAATAATTGTCCTGCATCCCGCTTACTCCTGTTTGACGCCAAGGCGAGTGATCGCGATGTCGTAGCGGCGCAATGCTTTTCCGGCGTCCCAGTCGAGGATCTCCGCCTCATTGACCGAGTAGATCAGCGGCACCACATCGAGGATTACTTCGATGTCGCGCTGCGAAAGAAGGCCGCCGGTTGATTTAAAAAATCGTCGATACGCTCCTGCAGTTCCGTCCAGTCGGGCACGGTCAAACCGGCCAGGTCGGGGATCATCAGGCCGGTGCAATGGGCCGTGATGAACTCGGCGCGCTCTTTGTTGGTGGCGAGTTTCTTCATCACCTTGGTAGCGCGCAGGGCGGGCATTTCCAGGGGCAGTTCGGTGAAGGTTCGGCCAGCGGCTTCCAAGGGCAAGAGCAGAGGGACGGGTTGGTCGTGGGGCGTCACGTCTTGTGCCTTCAGGAAGAACGACGCTGGCCGGGTCGACATTTCGTGTACGTACTGAGCAATGCTCACGTAGTCCGGGCGCTTGAGTTGGTCGAGCTCTTTTTCCGACAGGCCGGTGGCGAGTTTCGCCAGTTCGAAGAACTGGTCGTCCTCGTCATCACCGGCCCGGGCCAGCGCGTCTTTCTGCGCGGCGTAGAACAACGGCTTGAGTTGAACCTGCTCGATCATTGCACCGGTATCGGCGGTGATCGGGGACAGCAGGATGTGCAACGGAGGCATCCAGGCCATGGGGCAATTCCTTGTTGAGCGGTGTTGAAAAGTGCAAAAAATCTAAACCTGAGCACGGCCCCTGTGGGAGCTGGCTTGCCTGCGATGGCATCCACTCGATGCTCCAGGGATACCGAGTCGCCTGCATCGCAGGCAAGCCAGCTCCCACCTTGACCGTGCTCGCTTCAGATTGCGCCGGCCCTTAAGGCATCAGCACGGCGCGGCGCGCATCGCCCAGAATGTCGACGCCGTTGAGCACGAACTTCTGGGTGCGCACATCGATGTCGATCACCGAAATGCCATTTTCCAGACGGTTGTAGGTGCGGCAGGACAGCTCCAGCGTGGTGGTGGCCTTGTCGCCCATTTTCAGCTTCGCCTCCTCCAGGGATTTGAGCTTGCCGCCCACGGTGTGGTAGGTGAAGTAGGTCTTGCCGTCCTGGTCTTGGCCGGCTTCACGCACGTTCAGCAAAATGTCGTCGCCCATGCGCACGCCCAGAGCCAGCATGATTTCCGGGCCGGCACCTTGCAGCACCAGCTTGGCATTGAGCACCTTGCCGCTCTTGGCCATTTCCTCGGCGATAAAGCGCCCGCCGGACATGGGCTCCATGTCGAACTCGATCTTCGGCGGGGTGAACTCTTCCACGGTTGCGGACAACGGCAGGCCTTGAAGGGTGGCCGCAATGGCCTGTCTGACTCGGTTGGTAAACATTAGAGAACGTCCTCCAGGAACTGCTCGATGATTTCATCGCGGGCGTTGAGTTGATAAACCATGTGTTCGTTCGGCGCGTAGCGGCCGTAGTCGATGACGATGAACCAGGTGCCGTTCTTGTACTTCTCGACGCTGTTCAGTTCTGGGTGCAGATACACGCTGCCGCCGGGGATGGTTTCGTCGGCCACCAGGGTTTGCAGCCAGTCGTTGATGCGCTTGACCTCTTGGTCCATGAAGGACTTGGTGAGGTTCTTGGCCATGGCTTTCTGGCCGGCCTTGACCAGCTTGCGGCTGATGGCATCTTCCAGGCCGACGTAGCTGATGAACTTGCCGGTGATGGAGCGGTTACCGAGCAGCGAGAAGCCGCCGAGGATGGTGCGGGCGTAGTAGCTCACGCCATAGCGGTTGAGCAGGTCGCCTTCGGTGGAGGTGTCGAGGATGTTGTACTCGACCACGCGGGAAACGTCCTCGGCGAAGGTCACCTGATTACCCGGGCTTTCCCACTGCTTGACCTTGGCCAGTGCGGCGATGGCCAGCGAGGATGGCGACAGGAACACGTTCTTCTTCGCGGCCTTGGAGTACACCGACGGCATGTTGTGCACCAGCAGGCAACGGTCGAAGCCCAGGTCGGCCCCGCCCAGTTCGCCGCTGTAGGTCACTTGGTCGGCAACGGAAGCGTCTTTGCCATCGAGCACCACACGGGCCTTGATGCGTTTGCCGAAGGAGGCGAACTCACCGGCCACAGCCTTGGTGCCGGTAAAGCCTGGAGCGCCGATGATGGTCAGGTCTTCTGGCACGCTGCTCAGGGCCGCCAGGCCCAGTTTTCGGCCGGTGACCGGGTCGTTGCCGCCGATCACATTGTTGATCGTGTCGGCCGGGGTAGCGCCCTCTTCGACGATCACGACATAGACCGGCACCTTGACCACTTTGAGGATCTGGTACACCGCCTGGAACAAGGTGCCCGACTCGGTGCCGGTAGGGTCCAGCAGCGCCTGGGTGGTGAAGCTGTTGATGCGAAACGGCGCGTTTTTCGGGATCGACGCATGGGCATTCGGTGCAGTGCCGACCAGGCCGATGACGTTATCGCCAAGGCCACCCATGGCCTCGGGGGATTCAGTGGCATTCACAGTGATGCCGTTGTGCTCGAAGTTCAGGACTTCTGCCATGGTTATTCAGCCTTCTTGGGGGTGGAGTTGAGGACGCTGGTCAGTTCCAGGCGGCCAGCGGTGCGCAGGGCGGATGCTTCGACGTCGAGCAGTTCCAGCTCCTCGCCGGCGGTGGACCAATGGCCGTTGCCGATGGGGAATGGGATGAGGACGGTGTAGGTTTGGCGGGTGGGCATGGGTGGAAATCTCCGGGTGGAAAATGCAAAAGCCCCTGCGGGGAGGGGCTTTGGGGAGGCGAAAAAAAACCGCTTTCGCGGTGGGGGTTACTTTTCTTCTGGCAAAGGGTAGCGCGCCTTGATTTCGGCTACTTTGGCTCGCCATTCTTTTTCCTTCTCAGCCGTACCGTCGAATTGCCATTCGAGGTACATCGGGTCAGCTTCGCTGACATAGGCAGAACGGCGGGCAGCAATAGTGCTAGCGAGTGCGGCTGCGGCCGCGGCGTTCTCGATCAGCGTCTGAGCGGCCTCATCGCTAAAGCCCAGACCTTTGAGGGTCTGCGGGCTGGCGGGTACGTTGATCAACGAGTCGCCCGCAGGAGTTACCAACTTTCCGATAAACAAAGTCATTTGATCAGTCCTTAAACCTTGGCGGTATAGCGAGCGTCGTTATCGTGGGAATAGGCCAGGCGCTTCTCTTCAAAGGCTTTGCCGAGCACAGCGTCAGCCTGAGTCAAGCTATAAGGTTTCACCGCCCAACGAACTTCCCAATCAGCGTTAACGTCATCCTTCATAATCACTTCAGTATCTAACTTGCTGTAGTTAACAGGATAATCAAACGTTTTAGTGATGGTATAGCTCAGCCCACCCCTCAGGTACATCCCAGAAAACTGTGGAGCGTTCGTTTGTTGCCCCGCGACCAAACCTAAGTACATAGGTTTGAGCCCAGTAATGGCACGCGCTGTACAAATCATACCAAACGAAACACCTCTCACCGTTTCACGGTAAGTTTGGGAGATCCGCTTAATAGCTAGAAAGTTAGCATCACCATTCCATATATATCCGACACCCTCAAGCTGCAAGTTCAAGCCAGCGATGTGATAAATCCCTTGACCAAAGGGCGCTTTTTCCTGGTCTCGATAATATACCCGCGAGACGGTAATTTCTGTTTCACCCGCCTCGTTACCGGGCATAGTCCACCAAACAGGGTAAAATACGTCGGTAGACAACCCAGTGAGATCAATATCCTGTTTATAAAGCGCACGACCATTAATATCCTTCGCCTGCACACTATTACGCCAAGCAGTAAACTGATTTGAAGCGGCCTCTACCCGCGCATCAATCTTCCCAATTTGGTTGGTAACCGTTTCCGTAAGCTTATTACATGCGTCCACAACTTTCGTGATAGTCGTTTCAAGTCCCATCATCAACTCCCTGTCAGTTAATCTTTCCAGCACTTTTGTCAGTGCTACTACTTCGCTTCGAGCTGCATAACCCGAAACATCAAATCAACGTGGCGGGACATATTGCCAACCGAAGCCGCCGCCATAATCGCGATCTCCTCCGCCAACAACAGATTCAAGTTCTCACTCCCCACCACAATCGTCACGCTATCCGCCGGCAACGGCGAAACATCCAGCGTAAACTTCTGCAGCACCCGCGCCGCCGCCGCTTTATACGTCAGCAACTTCCCCGCCACGGAATACACCGCCAGCAAGGTGCCGCTGGCGAGGTAAAACCCGAACTCGCCAATCTCATACTCGCCGTCGCCGTCAAATAGCGCGGCCATCCTGAGTTGGCGTTCGCCCAGGTCTTCGTAATCGACGATGGCCACCCGTTGACGCTCGTCACGCAAGGCCACTTCCGTGCCGTCGGGGTTGTAGCGGCCGGTGCCGGCGCCGATGTGGGTGATTTCGCCTTTGAGGCCCTGGTTCTTTGCCTGTAGCACTTCATCCAAACCTTTGGAGGTGAAGCGCACCAGGCGCGTGATTTCATCTGTCATGGCTGCGCCCTGAGGTCGTAATCGTTAATGGTGTAGTGCTGGGCAACCCCGGCACTGTTGAGCCGAGCCACCAGCGCCAATTCCGGCAACGCGCCGTTCAGGTAGAACTCGCCGTCGCTTAAAGGCGCGTCGAGCACTTGCGTGAGCGCGAGCTGGCCTTCGGTTTCATGCACGATGGTGATCGTCGCCTGATCGCGCTCACTTTTGGCTGCATTGATGCGGCGAATCAGCCGGTTGTGGTCGCCGCTGGACCAACTGCGCCCGATGATCGCCTGCACGTCGAAGGTGTAAGGCACGCCCAGCGGACGTTGCTGGTACCAGGCGCTGATATTGGGCGTGAAGCCCAATGATTCCACCGCGTGGCTCAGCGCCTTGGGCGTACCTGCCTGGCGCTGGATCTGCCAGGACAAAGCCACGGTCAGGCGTTTTTCCGCTTCGCTGGCCTCGGCATCCCATTCGCTGACGCCGCGGTCGGCGGCCAGGTAAGGCAGGAATTCGCTGGGGGTGTACAGCGGGTTCATCAGCGCCGGAAACGGCGGGGTGACGCGCTCAAGCAATCTGCCGAAACCCAGGTCCAGGGCCTTTTCCAGCGGCGAGCTGTTGGCCGGCAGCAAACTTGCGTTGGGTTCACTCATAGTGTGCGCACCTCCACCTCGACGCCCGTGCAGTACGGGGCCTGGAACGCGGTACTGACAATCGGCGCCAGCGGTTCGAGGATGTGCAGTTGCGCAGCGCCAGCACTGTGGATGGCGTAGTCGATCCAGCTGGGGTCCACCCGCCCTTCCAGGCGGTGGCAGGACTCTGCGTAGTCTTGCAGCAGTTTCTGCGCCGCCACTTGGGTCAGCCCCGAGTCTGGGCCGGCGTTGATCATGGCCACCACGCGAATTTTATAAGGTTGAATCTGTGCGCCTTGAACGCTGACAAGATCGGTTTCCGGCCTTACATCCGGCCGTGCAAAATGTCGACGTACACCGTCAAGCAAGTCGGCAGACGGCGTGCCGTCGCCCTCCCTGGAAAGCACAGTGACCATGACTTCACCCGGTGCGGTGCGCCGAGCGTTGCCGTCCTTGACCTGGGCCGCGTAACCGTCCGGGTCGAAGGTGTAGGTGACCGTGACCACACCGGGCGTCGCACTTTGCACTTTCACTGCTGGGCGCTCGCCCAAGGTGAACACTTCACGGCGATACTGCATGCGCGAGCCCGCCGCTGGGGCGTGGGGCGCCAGGTAGTAACGCAGGCGGGCGTCGTCGTCGCTTTCCAAGGTGGGCGGCACCGGCGGGAACGCGGCTGGGTCGCCTGGGTCGAGTACTTGGCGTTCCAGGCCCATGTCGGCCAGGCGTGCGTCCAGGTTGCTGCCGGTGGCCCACCACGCCAGCATCTGCTTGATGCGGGCGTTGTATTTGCGCTCATGGGTTTGCAGACGCACGCAAAAGGCTTCCAGGGCCAGGGTCAGCAGTTCGCTTTCGTTGTCGAGGCTGACCTGGAGTTTGGCTGCGCTTTGCGGTGCGCGGGTGGCGACGTAGTCGATGACAAACGCTTTGAATTCGGCCAGCAACGGTTCGAACTCATCGACCTTGATGATGGCCGGTTCCGCCAGTTGGTTCTGGCCGGGGATCAGCATGCTCATGTCACGACCTCGAAGGATTGTTGGCGGTTTTTCCAGGTGCCGGCAAACCGCAACAGCAGGCCGGCGCCTTGGCGGGTGGCGACGATGACCTGAGGGTCGAAGTCGCCGATGCCGTTGTGGGTGTTGTAGAAGGCTTGCGCGGCGTGGCTCTGGGCGAGGATCAACAGGTCGTCACCAAGGTTTTGGCCGAGCAATTGCGGGATCAGCGAGCCGTACAACGGGCGCTTCTGGCGAGTGCCCACAGGGGTGGTCAGCGCTCGGGTGGCGCGCTGCACAAATTGCAGCCAGTCGTCGACGGCCGCCCCGGTGTTCCTATCGATTCCGAGCATGGGGTGTCCTTATCGGGGGCTGATGACGCGTCCTTGATGGTCCACCACCGGGCCGCTGAAGTGCGCGCCGCCGGCATCCAGCAACAGGCTGGTGCCACCGACTTGCAGGGTGATGCCCTGGGCGCTGAGGGTCAGGCTGGCGGCGCCGACTTTGACGTCAACCTGTTCGCGGGAACCGCTGAAGGTGGTCGGGCCGTTGACCCAGTTGAAGGTATGGCTGGCGTCGTCGTAGTCGCTTTGGGTGCCGTCTTGATGTCGGCGCCGGGTCAGCGTCGCCACGCTGGAGACTGGCGGGAAGCGATCACTGTTAAGGCCGAACAGGGCCACGGATTGCACACCGCCCTCCCCCCCGCCGTAGTTGAGCAGCAGGCATTGCTCACCCACGGTGGGAATGCGGGTTTCGGTTTGTGCTCCGGCACTGGGGTTGAAAAAACGGATCGCCGGGGTGAGCAGGTCACCGTGGCTGACCTTGCAGGTGTTGCTGGCCGCATCAACCTGCTGGCAAATACCGATCCGGCAGAAGCTCTCGGCGCGGCGGTAGAGGTCCTCGAGCTGGGACTCCATCTCGGCCAGGCGTTCGACGATCGGTCCCAATTGCATGCGTAACAGCGCGTCGAACATGGGCTACTCCGCCAGTGGCTTGTATTGGGCCGGGTCGTCGATGTTGGAGACGTCCCAGGTGCAGGCAAATAGCGGTTGGCCTGTGGGATCGTCGAGTAACGTCGGCCCCAGATAGAGGGTTTGCGTGAAGGAAACCGTCCAGGTGTCGTAGTCCGTTTGCACGGACGTGCGCACAGCGGGCGCAGCGACGATATTCGCCGGCAAATCGCACTGTGCCTGGGGTAGGTTCCAACGGTTATCCAGCACCAGGTCCATGAGTTGGCTGGCCAGGTCGCAGGCGTCGAACGGCAATGCACCGGGGGCGACCATGGCCCTGAGTGAAATGGCCAGAACGTGGGCCTTGCGCCCCTCGCGAGAACGAATGCCCGGGCCATTGCCTTCGACCGTAACCATTACGCCGGTTTGTTCAGCATCGCCTTGAAAGTCCTGGTGACTGCCGACCTTGATGTCCGGGAAGGCCGCATGCAGCACCGCGCCGATGGCTTGGGGCAGTTGGGATGGCTTTTCGATAAACGTCATTTTAAGTCGCGTCCTTGCAACGATTAGTGCGGGTCCTGGCCGGAGCCTTGGTTGATCCCGATGCGCTTGGCCGCCCATCGCTCATAAAGGCCGATGGCCACGTCGGCACCGGCCATGGCGGTCAGGCAACCAATGGCGCCGGCGGTCCAGATCGACATGCCGGCGGCGTAGCACAGCATCAGGGCCGACACCCCACAGACCATGCACGCCCCGGAACGCAGGGCCAATCGGCGGATCAGCGACCAGCCACGTGCGCCTTCTTTATCGGCGCGCCACATTTCACCTGAGACCCCGCCGATCACCGCCAATACGATCACCAGCCAGATAGGCATTTCCGCTAACGCTTGCTGTTCATTTGTCATGTCACGCCTCCTGGCTGAGCAATAAATAGTCCGTATTTCATTTACAAATGCTTGGGTAGGTAGGCATTCCAAAAAGCCCGGTCGCCCGGGCTTTTCAGTAATGCTGTCCTCGGACTTTCGGCGCTACTGGCGCGGTACGGTCCTTTCCTCGATGTTTTTCCGACCACGATCCCTGTCTGCCGGATAACTGCTTCTGGTGCTTTACGCTGCACACCCGGGTCAGTTGCCAACCCTCTGAACCGTTAAGGCCGGTTCATCGCTGCCTGTTGTTGAAGCGTTGAAACTAAAGAGCGTCGGCATCCTTGCCGGTGTTGCCTGGCATCCCTGCCATCGCTTCGATGGCGTCCTTGCCGATGTTGCGTGCCTTCCTTGTCTTCCTTGGCAGCATCCTTGCCGCCTCCACCAGGCCTTGTTGGCTGGCTTGAGGTGAAGAATATGCATGTATGCATATACAGTCAATGCACAGATGCATTTATTTTTACCATGGAAATGCATTAATGCATTGGAAGCCTTGCGGGCTTGGGCTTGGCCGGTTTTTTAGGGGCGAAAAAAAACCCGCACATGGGCGGGTTTCTTCTTACGCGTGGAGGTTAGCGGGCGTACATGCCCCACCAGAAAACATGACCGAGGATACTGATCTGCTCATCCTGGATCTCCTGGAAGCTGTAGTCCTCATCGGGGTGCTCATCACGATTGAAGCTGCGCAGGCGAATGCCGGAAGGCAGGCGGTAGAGCTGTTTAACCCGCAACTGGCCGTTGTGATTGATGGCATACAAGTCACCATCGACGATATCGCCAATGCCGCTCTTGCCGGCATTCACCCCTACCGTGGCGCCGTCGCGCAACACCGGCAACATACTGTTGCCGCGTACCGTCACGCACTTGGCCTGGTCGAACTGCACACCGTTATGCCGCAGGCTGCGCTTGCCGAACCGCAGGCTGGCCTTCTCGCTTTCCTCGATGACGAATCTTCCTGATCCAGCAGCCAATTCAACCTCGCGCAGAAAGGGGATCGACACCTCGTCATCATTAACGGGGGTGTCGTCGTCCCACAGGCTTATGTCCTTGAGTTCCGAATGCATCGGGTCACGCCCGTCATCGCGCAAAGCACCCACTGCCGCGCGCCCGCGCAGGTAATCAGTGCTCACGCGGAAATACTCGGCGATACGGGAGATGTGTTTATCCGACGGATCAACGATCTTGCCGCTGAGGATCCGGGACAGTGTGGATTGAGGCACGCCAGTGCGCCGGTGAAGCTCCGTGGGGGAGATCCGGTCGCGGTCCAGCAGCTCTCTTAAGACGATAGAAACGTTGCGTTTTTGCATAGCGCGGATAGTGACGGGAGTTTTTGGGGTTGGCAAATGCTAATTTGCATATTTATGCATTAAACACGCGTCTTTCACTTAACTTGAATCAAAATACTGTATATGCAACCAGTTATCGACGCTCTATTATCCGACAGCTTGGTATTGCTGCCGGTCGACACCTTGCATGTCGACAACTCAAGGCCTATGTATAAAACTCTTGGACAACGTAGCCAGCAACGACGGAGGTGCTCATGGCTTATTCAGCGCTAGCTGTCGCTAACGCCTTCATTGAACGTGCGAAGGAAGGCAAGCTTTCGGGCCTGACGCCCATGAAGCTGCAAAAACTGCTGTTTTATACGCAGTCCTGGCATTTGCGCGAACGGGATCAGCCCCTTATGGATGATCACTTTGCCCGCTGGCAATATGGTCCGGTCATCCCGTCGCTTTACCATGAGTTGAAATCCTACGGTAATCGTCCGGTGACGTCGTTGCTCAGCAATCTGAAGCCCGACGCCGAAGATATTGTGTTCGTGACACCGAGAGTGCCTGAGAGCGACACCTACACCCATCGTTTGATTGACCGGATCATCAACAAATACGGCAAGTGGTCTGGCACCCAACTGTCCAACCTCTCCCACGAGGACGGCACAGCCTGGGCCCTCAAGGGCGCCGACGGTTCCGCCATCGACTGGGAAGACATGGCAACACTCATTCACCCAAAGAGCCGCATCCGTGAGTGAAGAACTCGACAACCTGGAACTCACCCTGCCCCCCGCGGCAGGGCCTGACCAGGACACCCAAGCCGGTGGCGAGCAAGCCATAGGCACCGACGATGAAAGAAACCAGAACCTCAAAGACCAGAAGGCCGAAAGGCAACTGCGCAAGAAATATGCGGGTCGGGCGTTTTGGTTTGCCGCTTGTGGTGTGATCTTCTGGGCGGTTTTACTGGTGTGGAATGGGTGGTCGACGTATTACTCGGGCAAAGCGCCGTTCTCGGACAATGTGTTGATTGCTATCACTACGGCGACTTCAATCAATCTGTTTGCGGCGTTTCTTGGGGTGATCCGAGGGTTGTTTCCGGCTAGTGGGCGTAGGTCAAAATAGCCTATTGGACCGCGCAGTCATTCCAACTTTGAAGGATTAATATGCTGCGAAAAGCCAGATCATCACCTTCCCGGCATTGATCGCATCGGCTTTGAACCGAAGAGTAAAATGATTCTGGTCTGCCTGCCTTATCCCAACGTGACAGGTTGTAAAAATGGCGCTGGAAAAAAAGAGTGATCAGAACGATGAATCGCTGAGTTATGGCGGTGTTACTGCTTGGTGATTCGGCGCGAACTGCTTCCAGAGCGGCCGGTAGCTAATCATTCAGAAACGCAGAAATGGACTTAGCTGAAGTCAAGCGACTCGAAAACTCCTCCCGTAGCTTCACCCGAGGAGATGCAGACTTTGAACGGATACCAGCAATCGTCTACATACCATCCCTCCCCTGTAATGATCCCATCCGCGAGCGAGATTTGGATATTTCTAATCCCGTCCAGAGACAGGCGCTCAGAGCACCAGACCTCAGCCTCGCCTTTAACAAGCCTGAGCCACACCCCATTTGAAACAAGGATGCTGTCTAATTCTGGAATGCTGACCAAGTACTCGATATCGCCACCGAAATGCTTCAAGAGAACGCCGCTACGAATGTCCACGATATAACCCTGACCACCGGCAACTATCATCACATGAAAAGTTGAACCCAGCGTCAGAACGCAACTGAAGCGGCAAAAACCCGGCTGAAAATTCCCCACCCAAGAAGGCTTCGCCTCTGGCGAGAACCTGATGACGAATCCTTCACTATGGTGCCCTTGGCCGGTAGCGCTGAACTGCAAAGGAAGAGGCCCTTCGCCCGGTAGCCCAGCAAGAATCTGATACTTCAGGGTACTCGTCATAAATTTTCCAGGTTGCGAAGTTCAAACTAGTCGAATCATGATATTACCTGCCACATCGTTCTAGGAGGGGTGTTTCTCCAATGCTGCCTACTGGAGAAAAGCGGACGCATTTATTTCCAGGACACAGTTTCCCAGTTGCACCCTCCCTATCACCACGCTACCCTTCCATTCGTCGCTGCCAATTCAGCGACCGGGCCTGATAACCCGTCAAGATGCAGGCGCAACAAGCGCCACCAAACCCGATTTGCAGGCGTTTTTTTTCGCCCCTCATTTCGTGCAATGGCGGCTGTGCGTGGGAGACCTTCGGGTCTGCCGGGTTCCTGTATCTCCGGTTTATCAGCCTGCGCACAGCTGCCACCCCATTCGCCTGATAACGAACGTGGTAGCTCTCACTTGATATGGGAGTTTTACCGATGACCGCTACAAATCCGCCTGCGTTAACCACCCTCGGCGTCACCCCCTTCTCCTTTCACTCCGACCAACCTCTATTCCGCGTCAACAGCGGTGTTTCCCTGCAAGAAGCCCTGCACCACGCCTCCGATCTTCTCCATGTCGCCAAGCTGCTCGCAGAAGATGCGGCGATGACCAAGGAGACGGACCGTTATGCGTGGGCGTCGCACTACTTGCAGGAGATGGTCAAGGCGGTAGTTGATGATGTGGTGAAGGTGTTGGATTCGCCCGGCAACATTCAGTAAAGGGGCGATAAAAAGAAGGGGGCGGCATATTTTGATAAATGCGCCGCCCCTTCTTCTATTTCTACCGGGTCGTTTGCGACCTGCGAAGGGTCGACTTCGCATGTTAACCTTGCGCCCATCGCAAAAAATGCTGGGCCAAGCGCCCAATGCCGATCAGTTAAGCGACCACGATTGGGCAAGGTGTGGAGCTTTTGAACTTCAGCGATGCGGGTGCTTCGGCCCGCCGGTACAGGGCGGTGATCCCATCGCAGCCTCGCTGAAGCTCGACAGCTCCCACATTCGACCTGCTTTGTTTTGACGTGCGCCTTTCTAAACTGATCGACACTGGACCACGCGCCCCCTTTGCCCCATCACTTTCAACGAATTTGCCTATTACCCAATGAGTAAAAACACCTCCGATCTGTCCTCCCACACCCCGATTGTGTAGGGGTATGTGGGGTATTTTGAAGGACAGCCCCGTGTTTTCTGGCTATACAGCTAGATCACACAGGGTTGCATAAATGCATAATTGGCATTGAATGGCATAGATTGGCGTACGGTTTGCCCCATTTTTGCCCCATGGGGTTCGGTCAATTCAGTCTGTACCTTGCTTCGATGATGTATTGGACATAGTCCTCCCCAAATGTTGAGCAGGCTCTGCATACAAGGCGTAGCGCATCAGCTCCCGTAGCAATTCCTAAGCAACCAGTCCTTGATCATCCCGCCACTACGCACAGAGTTCATGGTCGCGTCACTTCGGGTCCGCAAGATTCTCGAATATGCCCACTCGCTTGAGGCACCTCTCTAAAAAATGCTGGTAGCAGACTGGGATAGGTGCTCAAAATCTGAAAGCCAAAATATAGCCATTCATTGATTGCAAAATCCTGTATATTCATACAGCATAAGCGTAAATGATTGAGGCCACTCATCGGCCAGACGAGCTTACAGTCTGCAACTCATTGAATGGATGCTGGCACATCGATATAGTCTGTCGCCAAAATTTTTCAAGGATTTGAGTGTGGTCGAGCAGGATGTACTCACAACGGAAGATGTTATCTATTTCCCTCGAACGCTAAGCGACTCAGAGCCGGGCTTGATTTTTGAGTTCTGTTCACAAATCGCCAATCGTGATGGGGATGTGATTCTGGACGCATCGACGCTTTCGTTTGTCGATCCGTTGGGTCTGGCTTTGCTCCGTGCCACTCTCGAGTCAGCTATCGATAAAACTTTTCATGTGCGCTGGATGCAACAGCACCTACTTGATTATCTGATCAGGATGGAGTTTTTCGGAGGTTTGAGCGTTGACGGTATTGATGTCGAGACTGCAAGAAACCCTCAGGGTGAACCGGATCGATGTGTTGAGCTGGTTAAGGTCGTCAATGGCCAATCTGAAGAGATTGCATCGCGTCTCGCAGTTGCCATGGTTGGAGAGGCGGAGGAGCGAACTCAAGAAGAAATGGACTCATACAGGCGCCCGATTGAATACGCGCTAAAAGAACTCCTAGAAAATGCGCTTTCTCATGCAAAAAAAGAAGGGAATTTTCAGGCTTCGGTATGGGTCGCATGTCAACACTTCCAGTCAAATGGAGACGTAAGACTAGCTATCGTTGACAACGGTTGTGGCTTCCTTGCAACCCTCCGAGGGCACGCTCAGCTTAAGGAACGAACTGATTCAGCTGCTATCCGTGCAGCGCTGGTCGCTCGCGTCAGTTGTAATCGGGGGCCGTTGGTTGGCTATGAAGGAGATAGCCAAAATCAAGGTGTAGGTTTGACAACAACAGCTAGAATTGCTCAGGCAGCTGATGGCTTTCTCGTAATAGCAAGCGGAGACGCTTGCTTGAACACAAAAACGGACGACGCAGTGCGGTTGGAAAATGCTCCCTGGAAAGGGGTTGCTATCTCTTTTCACTGCAACCGCGACAAATTGCCGCAGATCACAATTGCTGCGCTGCTGCCTGATGTAGAGGATGCAGTCGATGACGACATCAGTTTTGAGTGATCCTAGCGTCAATTTACTTACCAGATAGATCTAGCTAATATTTTCACTGATGCGTACGATAAATTTTGTACAACGCATAAAATTGCCGAGGGAAGCGCCATGCAAACTCAAATCATCTTAGCGAAAGGATCAGAAAGCATCCGCACGCTGGGTATGAGGGCATCTGCCACGCCGTTTCGAAAGGAAATCGAACGATGCCTGGAAACCGGCCAGAATGTTGCAATCGATTTTTCGGGCAAAGATGCCACACAGTCCTTCGTGGACGAACTGATCGGTGGGCTGATCCTTAAACGTGGTCGCACCGTTCTGTCGCATATTTCGTTTAAGAACTGCCCTGATGATGTCAAGTCGATTATCAAGTTCGTGATTAACGATAGAGCACATCAATTGAAAGAGGAACGGGCAATAGCCTGACAGCCTATTTCGCCAAAAAACCCCGCAAATGCGGGGTTTTTTGTTAGGTAGTTTTTGTGCATAGGTACGATCAAGGCATGCGCCGCGTTGCGGCGCATGCCTTGATCGTACCTGCCGTCATGATTTTGTCAACAGAGCGACATTCTGTTTTTTTTCGTCATAATTTTGTCGTACGTGCTTCATTCTAAACTAGGCTAATCCGCTCACTCGCAACGGACTCTCCATAAATGATCCACTCTCGTTGTATAACTGTGGCTCATCATCTCCCGGCGCATAGCCCAAGCAGGGTTGCTGGGAACGCTGGCAGACCGCAGCGTTCCCCTCCCCCATCGACCATTAATCTCGTCTAGCACTGTCATCACACGGGTGGACTCAGCAGGCTGCGAAATAGCGAAAAGATCATCGGTATACTCGCCGGGCTGACACAGGTTGAGCAGCATCACTTCAGCCTTACTGTATTTGAAGCCTGGTCGGTAAATACGATCGACCGCATCAACAGCCGCCTTTGTTAGCAGTCGCACGTCATCGGTGGGATATGGCATGTCTACCACCACTCCGTTGGCATACTTCGCCTCCTCTGGATTGAACATGCCGGTACGGATGCTCACGCGCACCGTCTTGCACAGCGAGTTCTGGGCGCGGAGCTTTTCAGAAGCTCGCATCATGTAGGTGGCCACCGCTTCCTTGATAGGCGGCAGCTCCGTCAGCCGCTGGCCGAACATCCGGCTGCAGCAGATCTCCTGCTTCGGCGGATCCGGGTCGTCCAGCTCCAAGCAAGGCGTGTCGCCCAGCTCCCTGGCCGTCTTCTCGATCACAACGCTGAACTTCTTACGGAGCGTCCAGGGGTCCGCCTTCGCCAAATCCATTGCAGACTTGATTCCCATCGCATCGAGGTGGAGTTTCATCTTTCGGCCAACGCCCCACACCTCCGCCACGTCCGTATTACGCAGTACCCAGTCCCGCTTAACCGGATCGGTGATATTGACCACACCACCGGTCTGCGATTGCAGGCGCTTCGCAGTGTGGTTTGCCAGCTTCGCCAGGGTCTTTGTATGAGCAATACCGACACCAACAGGTATGCCGGTGCAGCGAAGTACCTGGGCGCGGATCTGCCGGCCTAAGGCATCCAAACCACCGACACCGGTCAGATCGGCAAATGCCTCATCGATGCTGTACACCTCAACTGCCGGCACCATCGCCTCAATCAGACTCATGACGCGTTCGCTCATGTCGCCGTACAGCGCATAGTTGGAGGAGAACGCGACAATGCCGTGTTGCTTGAGCTTGTGCTTGATCTGGAAATACGGCTCGCCCATCTTGATGAATGGCTTGGCGTCGTAGCTGCGAGCAATGACACAGCCGTCGTTATTGCTCAGCACCACGATGGGCACCTTCGCCAAGTCCGGCCGGAATACTCGCTCGCAACTGGCATAGAAGCTGTTGCAGTCGACCAGCGCAAGGGTCGGTTGCTGCTTAGACATGGCTGCGCACTGTGCTGGTGATCACGCCCCAGACTGATAGCTCATCCCCTTCGAGAACGTATCGCGCCGGGTATTTGGGATTTTCTGACAAAAGGACTACCTCTCGGCCGCGCTTACATAGGCGCTTGCAGACGGGCTCATTGTTCAGCAGAGCCACTACCACATGCCCGTGCGCCGGCTCAATGGCACGATCCACCACCGCGAGATCGCCTTCGAAGATACCAATCCCCTGCATGCTTTCCCCGGTGATGGCTACCAGGTACACATGCGGTGCGCGGATATTCAGGACCTCATCCAATGAGATGTGCTGCTCAATATGATCCGCTGCCGGCGAAGGGAAGCCAGCCGGAACCTGGAACGAACACATAGGCAGCTTCACGCCTGCCTCGGCGATAGGACCTAAAATGGTGAAGCTCATGATGCGACCTTTTACATGCACTGTACGAATGTACAGTTAACTTTGTAGGACGCGTGCGGTCAATTTTTCTGTAGGGGATTTCGACAGACGGAGAAGGCGTATGTGCGGACGATTTGTGCAGTACGAAGGGATGGCGATCTTCATTGAAGAACTGAGCCCCCAAATAGAGCTATTCAGCGGCTATGACGCTCAGCCAATTGATCGCTACAACGTCGCTCCGTCGACACGGGTTCAGTTGCTGCACGCCGCAGAGGACGGGCTGCATATCGATGCAGTCAAATGGGGATGGGCGCCGTTCTGGGCCAAGGGCAAACGCCCCGACCCGATTAACGCCCGTGTAGAGACGGTCACCACGGGAAAGTTTTTTAAGCAACTTTGGCCGAATGGCCGAGCCCTGGTGCCGAGTGAAGGGTGGTATGAGTGGGTTAAAGACCCTGACGATCCGAAGAGAAAGCAGCCCTACTTCATTCGCCTGAAGAGTCAGAAGCCCATGTTCTTTGGCGCACTAGCCCAGATTCATCCTGGCCTGGATCCCCAGGACGGCGATGGGTTCGTGATCATCACCGCTGCCAGTGATCAGGGCATGGTGGACATCCACGACCGCAAGCCGTTGGTGCTGACACCTGAGCATGCCAGGGAGTGGATCGACCCCTACCTTACTCCAGCCCGGGCCGAGGAAATAGCGAAGGAATGTTGCCAGCCTGTGGAGGACTTTGAGTGGTATGCGGTTGGCAAAGCAGTGGGCAGCGTCAGGAATCAGGGGGCAGAGCTTATAAGGCCGAACCCATCAGCTGAAAAACCACATGACGAACATAACGGCTGTGACCCAGCCGAGAGTAAGCAGAAATGAAAGACCTGCGATGCGCTTGTCCATCTGCTACCAATGAGTAATTGAAAGATCACAATAAGCTCTAAAGGGTTCATCTTAGTTCAATGAACCCATTACGCCACCACTCTTAATAAGCGTGAGTAAGCATCAGGCGAGATGGACATGCCGCCTCACTTGAATAGCAAATTGCGATGCGTAATCTACCTCTCAAATCAGAACAGGCCTCCCAATGCTGCAGGCTCCCAGTTCATGATTATCAACTCTCCGCTGACTTCGGTCTTGCCCTGCCGCGCATTCGCGGTGCTGTAACGAATGTCCACCATCTCAAAGTGAAACCCATCAAACACTCGCCGGATATCGGGATGATCGTTGATGCTGACCATCACCTTGCCTTTGCAGCGCCGCATAAAGTCGGCCATGCGCTCGTAATTCTCAAATGGAAAATCCACACCATAGCCGGCGGTCTGCCAGTAAGGTGGATCCATGTAGTGGAACGTATGGGCACGGTCGTAGCGCTCGGCACATTCAAGCCAGCCCAGGTTTTCAACATAAGTGCCGGATAAACGCTGCCATGCTGCAGACAGGTTTTCCTCGATCCGCAGAAGGTTAATGGCTGGGCCGGTCGTTGCAGTGCCGAACGTCTGCCCGGTCACTTTGCCCGCGAAGGCATGGTGCTGCAGGTAAAAGAAACGGGCGGCGCGCTGGATGTCGGTGAGGGTTTCCGGGCGGGTCATCTTTTGCCACTCGAACACCTGGCGGGAACTGAGCGCCCATTTGAACTGGCGGACGAATTCTTCCAGATGGTTCTGCACGACGCGGTACAGCGTGACCAGGTCGCCATTGATGTCGTTAAGAACTTCAACAGGCGCTGCCTGGGGACGCATGAAGTAGAGCGCGGCGCCGCCGGCAAAGACTTCAACGTAGCATTCGTGTGGCGGGAAGAGCGGGATAAGGCGGTCGGCCAGGCGGCGTTTGCCGCCCATCCAAGGGACGATGGGTGTAGACATAAAAAAGCAAGACCTTTGCTGTATGGATAAACAGTGCTAGGCTCGCTCCGCTTTGTGCACGAAGCAGGAGCCTTGGCTGGACTTGCAGGGACGATCTGCGGGGAAGGTGGCCGGGTTGGATGTTGACGCATCCTGCCCGGCCGCTCCTTTTACTTCGGTGTAGAAACTTCTTTTGCGTAAGCCTGACAGGCCCGCAGGGCGATCAATCCTCGGTCGCCGGCATCGGTGACTCCGATAATTCGTTGAGCATGCGCTGGGTCAAGTTGGGCTCTTGTGGCGCCATGAACCACGCGGCCGGTGGCGGTGGTGGTTGGCACTGAACAGCTGCCGGCGGTTTCGGTGGCGGCGAGTACGACCGACAGCCGCAGATCAGCAGTAGCCAGGCGATCACGCAGACGAGCCTGCTTGATTTGCTCATCGGTCAATTCCTTGTAGTGGGTTTCGTCTTTGTTCTGCAGGCGGAGCTCCAGGGCAAGGCGCTTGTCCTGCTCGGTACGCTGCAGAGCAGCAGAAGCTTGGGATATTTCGTTGAGGGTGTCCGCCTGCAGCCGGGCTTGCCGCTCCAGCACGCTGCCATAACGCCAGTCCTGAGCAGTCCAGGCCAACGCTGCAGATCCTGCGGACACCACCACTAACAGCAAGCTGATAGCGGCGATACGGAACTGCGCCGGGATCAGATCGAAGAGACGCATAACACCGCCCTCGCCCTGGCCCACAACTGCAGCCGATCCTCCAGGCCATTAAGGCCGCCGTTGATCCGGCGAGTGATCGTGTTGAACTGGTCCTGATCCGCGAGCGCATTCAGCCCATTCACGGACCAGAACCACGCCGCCGACTCTGCCGCCCATTGCGGCTGCTCGAGCAGCTCGGGAGTGCGCAGCAATCGCTCATCGCCGAACAGTGCCAGACTGCAGCGCAGGTAGTTATCGTGCCCGGTAATCTGGATCAACCCTCGGCCACGATAGCGTTGACCATCACCATCTGCAGCTGGCGTATTACCAAGCTTGGCAGCCAGAGTGCCGGTATCGTATTTACTCAGGTATTGGTCCCCGCCCAGCTCGCGGACATACTGCAGTTGACCGGACTCGTGACCAAGCTGCGCCAGGAAAGCAGCCTGGCGTTTCGGTGTATTGATCTGCCGATGCGCCATTGCCGCGTTCAGGGCAGATACAAAAACGCCCGCTTGTCGGCGGGCGTTTGGCATGATGCGTTGTAGCTGTTGTTCAGTGATCGTCATAAAAACTCCGGACAAAAAAATACCGCACTCAGGCGGCGGTGGATTGCATTACAGCTTCTCGACGCTCACGACCTTGAGCGGCTTCGTTTCCTTCTTTTTCTTACCCTTGGATTTGCCTTGCTTGCCGGCATTGCACTCGACCGTGGTCGACCAGCCAGACTGGGTAAACACCTGCTCCACTGAATCTGCCAGGTATTCGCCATCCAGCCCGACCTTGAAGCCCTGGGCGTTGATCAGGCGCTCGGCAAAAATGTCAGTCCGGCCAGGCATCTCGAAACGCACGTCGGCGGTCGAGCGATTGAATGCCGCTAACCTTGCCTTGGCTGCTGATTCAGCAGCAGTCTTGTTCGGATAGATATGCCGATCCGTGTGCACCGCCGGCAAGCCGTCCGGAGCGTCATCGTTGTCGATGGTGACCACCGCCAATTTGCCGTCCTTTTTGTTCTGATGCTTAGTCGCCACGGCCTTGTGCGAATTGCGATCCCCTAAGCTGAATTGCCAGCGACTGAGATCGCTGCGGGTCAGCGTGATCGCCCCGAACGTTTTGCCGCTGGCTGTCTGGCCTCCCTGGCGTGGCATCACCAACAATTTGCCATCTGCGACCTTGGCCGTGCAGTCGTATTGCTTAGCCAGGCGCGTGATGAAATTAAAGTCGGACTCGTTGAGCTGATCCACACGAGCGACCTTCGTCGCCACCGGACAGCCTGCCTGCCAGCCATTTCGAGCCGCGATGTCGGCCACGATCTTCGACAACGGCGCATCCTCCCAGCTTCCGCTGCGGATAGTCTTACCACTGCCGCGCATATCGCTGGCTTTACCCTTGATCACAATCGTGTCCGGCGGGCCGGAAACTTCGACCGTGTCGACCGCGTAAAGCCCTAGGCGCATCAAAGACGTTTCGGCATAGCCCAGGTGAATCTCGATTGAGCTACCTCGCCGGGGCAACTGCACCTGGCCGTCGCGGTCATCGATACGCAATTCAAACTCGTCGGACTCCATACCCGGCTTGTCAGAAGTCCTAAGTAACAACAGTCGATCATTGATCTTGGACGTAATATCGGCACCGTCGGCAACGATACGAAAAGTGGGGGTCATGGTTTTTTTCCAAAGAAAAACCCGCACAGGGCGGGCTGAATACAAAGTTTCTTTTCGCTTAACGCAACGGGCTGCAGGCGGTGCCGTTCGGAGTCAGTCCCACAAGCTAATCCCTTCCTCGGTCGGGGCTGGCAGATCCGGCAGCAGGATCACCACACCAGCGCGGAAAGGCTGGGGCTCGTCTCCCAAGCCCTGATTGGCATCCAGAACTGCCTCGACGCTGCCGTTCAAGTGCCCATAAACGTTATTGCATATGACATCGAGCATGTCCCCGTCAGATGTTCTGCATGTCGTCCCCATAGCGCGTGAACTCCAGAGTGAATACTTGTTTACGCGGAATACCGCCGTGCAGCAGCGCGCCCTGCTCCTCGTTGATCGACTTCAGACACCAGGTGCCAATCACCTCGCCATAACCCGTGGTCAGAGTGAGCGGTTGCAGCCGCCCACCGATGGTGCGTAACGTGTCAAGCTGCTTGAGGCCCCCCTTGAAGCCGGGATAAATCGTACCTTTGAGTGTGAGCTTTTCTTCGCCCATGCCCACGGCCTGCTGCGCCGGGCGCCGCGATAGCCGCTCCTGTGAAGCCCAGCGGAATTCGGTCGAGCGACTCAATTCGTCGAAGGCCGCTGTATCCAAGTTGAAGTAGTACGGCTGAATTTTAGGATCCCTGGGCTGGATGATCAGCAGGTGCGGAAATGGCTTCACCGCTTCGGGTGCCGGCGTGGCATCCACGGCAAATGCGCTGGTGGGCACGATGTTTGCCAACGAGGGATTAACCTTTCCGGCGACCTTGTTGATCGCCGTCGCAGCTTTTCCCGCCTGCTCCTTCAACGCCCCCATTCGCTCCTGCACTTCGGCGGCGCCCCGTGTCGCACGGCTGTACACAGCCAGCACCTGGCCGGCCTTGGCCTGTGCCGCATCCACGCCGCGCATCACCCGCTGGAGCTTGGCACCGACAGCAGGTCCCACGAACGGGATATTTTCCAGCTCGGCCGCTGCACCCGTTATCTCCCTTATAGCACCGTTGACGGGCCCAAGCATGCCCTCAGCACTACGTCTACCAGCCTCCCCGGCGTCAACCAGGTACTTGAAGCCCGACTGCATCTGTTCCATATAAGCCATAGGCCCTCCTTACAGGTGCGGTTCGTCGTACAGCTTTGCGGCGTTTTGTTTCGCCGCATCAGCCATCATTAGCCGCATGTGCGGCATGAGGTCTTGCGCCAGGCGTTGCGGGTCTTTCACATCCCCCTGCACGTTAACCGGCATGTTCAGCGAATACTGAAACTGCTGTTCCACTTTGGTCGGGACAGGCTTTTCCGGCTCTTTGGGCTGGATCGCTACAGCCGCCGGCTTGGTCGGAGCCGACACCGCTAGAGACCGTGCTACATCACCCAGGATTGGCGCTTGCGGTGCAGGCGCCATCAGCAATGCACCCGAACCGTCTGCCCGGTTGAATGACTTGCCCATGGCGGCCAAGCTTGGAATGGCTGGGCCCGGTCGAGGCGCCATCAGCAACGGCGTCACCGGTGGCGCGGGCTTTTCGTCCTCCCCTCCGAACCACGACTTACCTGCAGCACCGCCCAGCGCCGAACCACCCATGCTGCCTAAGTAAGCGCCTACCAGCCCACCAATAGCGGTGCCGATGATAGGCACCACCGAGCCAATAGCCGCTCCTGCAGCAGCACCGGCCATAGTGCCGGCGAGATTGCCAGCGGCAGCACCATAACCCTCGGCCTTTTCGTCCTTGGTCTTAGCATTCTCATAGGTGTCAAAGGCCATGGCGCCGGCCTCAATGAGCGAGCCACCAGGTATTGCCTTGGCGGCTTTACCAATCTTACCGACCGCTTGCACAACCCCGCCCAGTTTAGCTATCGCCCCGCTTGGAATAGAAACAGGTGGAATAAGCGGACGCGGGACCGGTACCGCAGGCCGTGGCAGCGGTGGACGCGGAACCGGTGTGGCAGGCAGTGGCACCGGCGGACGCGGGACCAGTACTGCTGGCCGAGGCAGCGGCGGACGCGGAGCCGGCGCTGCAGGCAGTGGCACAGCTGGGCGCGGGACAAGTGCTGCTGGCCGTTGCAGCGGCGGACGCGGAGCCGGTGCTGCAGGCCGTGGCAACGCCGGACGCGGAGCCAGTGCTGCAGGCCGTGGCACCGGAGGACGCGGAGTCGGTGCTGCAGGCCGTGGTACCGGTGGACGCGGAGCCGGCATCCGAGCACGCAGCGAGGTCGGGCGACGTCGCGGAATATTACGTCTTGAACCGCGCCCACGTCGGCGGGTTTCACCTGGCCCCCCAGGTCCCCCCATGGCATTCAAGTTAACGACGAAGACCTTTTGGACGCCGTCGCCATTCGACGCAGCATCGTCACCTCCCGCGCTGTCATCGCCAGATACCGCTTCTTTAGCCAGCGAAACCACTTTGAGGCCAGTCGCGACGATGCCTAACTTACCGGTCTTACTCTCATCCTTTCCCTCACCATCAACCGACTCACCCTTGAGAGCGGCTACTGCCTTGAGCCCAGTCTCAACTAACGACAGGGCCTTGCTGGCCTTACCTTTCGCCTCGCCGCCCTTTCCTACGCCCCCAGCGCCATCCTTGGAGTTGGTCACAAAGACCTTTTGCACTTCGCCGGATTTGCCACCCAACGATCCCCGCGCGACGTTGAGCAAACCTTTAGCGATTTTGAACGAACTGAGCAGCCCCTTGAGCGCGACAAACCCTCCCCCGACCGCCGCGATACCCGTCACCACACCTGGCGCGCTGTCAGACAGCGAGGTAATGCCCCTGGTGACTTTGGTCAGTGCTTCCGCCACGGTGTCTGTGACCGGGCGCAGGGCGTCCCCAACGCTGCGCATGGCGTCATCCATTGACTGGGCCATTTCGGCCCACTTCTGCGACGACGCCTCACGTCGCTCGCTGAGGTTCTTGTCGAGAATGCCCGTTGCATCGCGCGAATCGTTTTTAAGCTGGCTGTACAGCGCCTTGTTCTGCATATAGGCAGAGAGCGCAGCCTTTACCTGCATGTCAGCGAACAGGTCACCGGTGCGCAGTGACTCTTCCAGCGAGGCCATCATGGCCTTGGCTTTCTCCGGGTCCGACTCCTTGCTGATCTTCGCCGTCGCCTCAGCCATCGCCGCCGCGCGCTTCGGATCCGTGGCCTGAATGTACTTCTGCGCCAGTGACATACTGGTTTCAAGGGTGGACATACCGTTTTGCAAACCGGTCTGCATCGACCCTTTGTAATCAATACCCGCCTTTGCATACGCCTTGACGGTGTCGCCAGAGCCGATTTTGCCCATCCAGTTCTTGAGATTGTTTGCCGCCTCATCGGCGCCGCCGGCAGATTTCATCTGCACTTGCAGCATGGCACCCAACTGTGTAACCGCATCCATGCCGGTAATGCCGAGGCTGCCCATGTTCGCCAACAGCTCAGGAAACCACTTGGCCATGTCGGCCGCTTCAAAGCTACCGGCCTGCCCTTGGTAGGCAATTGCTTCCAGGGCCTGCTGCATCTGCCTAGGATCTGTGATCTTGGCATTCTGACCCAGCGCGTTGATCATCTTCGCTGTATCAACACCGCTCGACCCTTGCCCCACGACGAATTTGGCCGCGACTGGCGCATATTCCAGGGCCTTGCTCAAGTCCATGCCGGCGCCAACCAATTGGTTAACCACATCGGCCACGTCATTACGCGCCATGCCCGTGTCGCGCGACGTATCAATGATCTTTTGCGACATCTCCTGCTCTTGCGGTTTGTTGGCAATGCCAGCTTTGATCGCGATATCACGAACAATCGCCCCAAAATCCGCACTGACCTTGGTCGGAACAGCCAGCATGCCGACACCGACGACAGCGGCGCCGACGGCGCTTTTCATGCCAGTCTTACCAGCATCGATCTGCTGATGCCCCTTGGCTTTGAGCTCCGCCTTGATGGCGGTCTGCCCCATAGAGCGATAGGCTTTCTCCAGTCGGCCGACCTCGATTCCCTGTTTTTTCAAACTATCGAGGTTGGAATTCAACCGGCCCAACAACTTGGTCGCGCCCTGTGATCCGCTGTCGTGGGCTTTCTTCCACTCGTCGCGCAGGCGAATGGTGTCACCGATAGTGCGCTGCAGGACACGCGCCTTGTTGCCTTCCGCCTCAAGACGCTTGATGCGCCCCGTTACATCTTTAAACGCAGCACCGACAGTCGAACTGACGGCGCCGCCGATCACCAGCCCGAGGGCGATTTTGTTCGCCATGTCACGGCCCTCATTTGGATAGCCTTATCGAAGGCGGCTCAGTCCGTGAGCCACCACACCATTTCTGCAAAGGGCATCGACAAAATCTCAGCAGCGGAAAATCCTGTTTCCGCCGCCAGACGTTTCGCGGCCATCTTTATGACGTGAGGGTTAAACCCCGTCGTCTTGGTCCAAACGAAAATAGCCGGCCTGCAGACGGTTAAAATCCACCAGCTTCAGGCCCTCCAGGTCCGTGACAGGCGCACCGGCAAGCGCGGCAAACAAAATCAATTCCCGCTGTTCGTCATCCCCGCCCGCGTCACGATTAGCCGCGCGCACATCGCCCACTGTAGGGGAGCGCAGGGCCAAGGTATCAACCGATACCCCATTGATTTCGCTTGGGCAGGTCAGGGTGACCTGGGCGCGATCAGTGTTGACCGACAGCCACGACGGCATTGATTCCGAATAGTCGGTATCCGGCACCAAGTGTGCATAAGCGGCTTGAACACGGCGGTAATCCGCCAGCTTCAGGCCTTCAAGATCCTTAACACCCACCTCTGCCAGACCAGCAAACAACATCAGCTCTCGCTGTTCTTCGTTGCCGTTAGAGGCGCGGTCGGCTGCCCGCACTTCCCGTACCAGCGGGGCCCGCAAGGTCAATGTTTCGACCAGCACGCCGTTGGCATTGGTAGGTCGCGTGAGCGTTACGACGGCTGCAAGCGCAGTGAGTGATAGCCAAGCCGGTACTGCTTTAGACGTTGCTTTATTCATTTGGATCTATTCCCTTAGAGGCCGAGTGCGGTGCGCACTTCAAGGAGTTGGTCTTTGCCGTCGATCACCTGAACACCGGCGACCATGTCGATTTCGTACATGAGGCGCCCGTCGATTTCGAGCTTGTAATAAGCGACTGCCACGGCGTGCTTGATCTCGGCAGGGTCACCGGCTTTCCAGTCACCCAGATCGAGCTCTTTGAGGCGACCGCGCAGGGTGGCAACCACAGCCGTGACTGCCCCTTTCTGCCCCTTGAAGGCACCCCGGAACGTAGCATTGAAAGCGGTGCCATCGGCCAGACCGAAGTGCTTCAACGACTCACGGCGCACGCCCTTGGTAACAAAGGACGCCTCCATTTTTTCCAGGCCTTGGTCCATCTCAATCGCACCGGCCATGCCGCCAGCGCGATACTCGTCAGTCTTGGTGGTCAGCTTGGGCAGCGTAAGGCTCGGCACGTCGCCAGCGAAATTAACACCGTCGACAAACATGTTCGTGTTAAACAAGGTTTGAGGAATCATTGACTAGGCCCCTTAGGCTGCTTCAAGAACTTCGGTCATCCACTGATCGGTGACTTCGAAAAGGAAATTCGGGTTTTCTGCCGGCGGCACGTCGGTGAAACGGATGCGCCAATAAACTTTGCCCTGGGCGATCTGGCTGGCAGTGTTCAGCTCAGTGTCCGGGAACACCTCAAAATTGATAATCGCGCCCTGGGCTTTGAGGTCGCGCATGAACGCATCCAGCCCATCCGTCACGTCCTTGACGTAGGTCTTGGTGATCGAGCGGTCAACAGCCCATTTATGGCCGGCCTGAACAGCATCCATAAGGATGAACAGCGTGCGAACACGCGTGACAAACGCCCACTTTGGATCGCTCGACAGCGTGCGGTTACCCCACAAGCGATAGCCGTCGTCGCGAATGATCGTCGCGATATTGGCGTTGTTCAGCAGGTTGGCCCGGCACGTCTCGTCGCCGTCCAAGTACTCGACAGCTCGGGTCGTACCGGTGATACCGGTGAACTCCTTGTTCGACGGCGAGGCCCAGAAGCCGTATTCAGCATCGGTCCAAGCGAACAAGCCCGCCGCCCAGGCCGAGGCCGGCGCATCAACTGTCTTGCTGGACTCGGTGTCCCAGTACTGAACGCCCGGATCGACCATGAACAGGTTGCGACTGCCAAAGTTATCGGCATAAAGCATCGCCGCCTCATCCGTGGTGCCAGGGCCATCAAGAATGCCGATTGCCCGCAGCTTCTGCGCCAGGCTATCAAGCGCGGTAGCGACCGCCTGAGTGGCAGTGTGACCTGGCGCAATCAACAGCCGAGGCTGCGCGTTGTACAGGCTTTTGCCATCGAGCAAGGCTTGTAGCCCGGTACGCTGACCCGAGGCCAGAACGCCGCCAATGATCGCCGAGGTTTGCAGCGCCGCGTCTTCCAGCTTCGGCACGCCGATGGCAACGATCACCGCCTTGGCCTTCGTGTAGATCGCTTTACAAGCCTTGGTGATCGCCGAGTTGGCGCCGAAGGCAGCAATAGCTTCGCGCTCGGTGGTGATCAACTTGAGCTCGCCGGCCTTGGCGGTACCGCCGCCGAGGACGCCCGGGGTGAAGGTGTCGCAAAGTCCGATGATGGAAGACGACGGCAAGGAAATAGTGCGCGCGCCTGTCTTGATATCAGTCGTAGTAACGCCGTGAAAGAAACTCATAAAGCTAATGCTCCAGAAACGAAAAAGCCCCGCATAAGCGAGGCCGGGAGGGTGTTTGTGTTACGTGTGTCGGAATGCAAAACGCCCCGACAGCGCGGGGCGTTATGAGGTTTGCTGGCGGATCCAATCAGGCTTAGAAGGCCGAGATTCCAACAAAGGAAAATCACGACTGGCAGGCCAATCACGTAGCGCCTGCACATAGTCGATCAGCTCTCCTGATTGGCTCGCCGTTAAGGTAGTGGGTCGCTGCGCATCAGTTTCGTCACGGTGCCGCTCGCGCAACCACTTAACACTTTCAATTTCAGCGTCTCGCCATTGCCTGGCTTGTTCGGCCAGAACTTCCGGCGATGGCGGCGGCGGGTCTACCAATACTGGCCTCCCCGTTCTATCTGGCGCAATTTGACGCCCATCCGTTTCACCGGCAAGAAGCTCTTGACGGTACTCGCCAGTAATTACCATTCCCCCGTTATCAGTAGATGAAAAGGCATATCGCCCGTCTTCATCAACCCACTTTGCATAAACCGTGCTTACCAGTTCTTTTTCGCTGTTCATTTGTTCACCCAACCAAAGGCGCGCCAGTTACATTGCGAATTTGTCACACCATTAACAACCGAACTTCCACGCACTAAAGAGCACATGTTCTGAGCGATAAAACCGGTCGTTGTTATGGCTGTGTTTTGCCACAAGGTCATTACGGCCGCGCCCTCCATTGAGCTGTCATAGGGAACAATGAAAGGTGCAGCAGAAAACTGCTCAGGAAACGTTATATTTACTTTGTCAGTAGTTGCTGCGGACAGCCCCCAACACTCAAGCATCCCGCCCGGCAAGTACCGATAACCGTTCACACCTTTTGACTGCCTAAACTCTGAAGACTGTTCGAGTCTCACACTCCTACTCGTAGCGCACCAACCGCCCACGCCATTACTGACAAGTGTTATAAAGTCGCCATTATTGATTTTAATCGAGGGCAGAAACGCACCAAGCCCAAAGTTGATAATATCAGTTCCGTCCGCTCGCACAGTGTCGGGCGCCGTGTAAACATGGTCAGCAAAAAAACTAATACTCGCACCGGCAGGCACTGAGCTAGCGGGTGGCAATGTCACAGAAACTGACCCGCTACCCGATAACGCCATCATGAAGCCAATATGTGCATTGGTCAGTGTTTTCGTTGCCGTGGTAACAACCTCTAACCCCCGATAGGAGCCTTGCGAATTTCCTACAAATTCCGTGGTTGCAACGGATTTATCCCTATCGAACTGGGGTGGCGTAGGTGCCTTCGGGTCACCAGTAAAAACTGGTGAATCCAGCGCTGCCAGCCCCTCCGTAAACTTCCGAAAGCTTAGGGCAGTGGTACCAAGATCGATTGTTCCATCGGTCGTTAGAAACCACAACGTGTCAGCATTCACTGCTCCACGCTCTACGGTCACTTGCATACCTGGCGTCACCTTCTCAGATGCGTCCGCATCTACCGAACGCACCCAGCTATCAGGCCCAACGACGTACAAGCCGTTGTCTTTCGCCTGCGCTTGATTTTTTACCAGCACCCGCGAACCTGCTGGCACCGCGAAACCGTCGATAGCTTGAACGCCCGCCAGGACCACAGGGCCCGTGGTTGCGACTAATGCCGAATGTTTAAAATCAAGCCGGTTGACGGCATTCGCTACCGAGTCGTCAACATACTTTCGAGTAGCGTTTACAACAGCCGGGTCTATCAACAACACAACGTTAGTAGAACTTGAAACAACAAAATTCATCCGTATAACTTGTGTTTTACCAGACCCTTGGGCAAGCAGCGACTTGTAACTTGGCGCGCAATTAGCTACGGCAACCAAATCTCCGTCAGAATCGAAAAGCCCCAATTCGCGAATCCAGAACCCACCTTCATCCGCTGGAATAATCTGCTCGGCTACTAGGATCCCAGGGTTAGTCGGATGAGGCTCCAGGCTATTCAATGGAGCCCGGCGGCGCTCATTAATCAGTGTTTTCTGTGAGCGATCAGGGATAGGGTCAGTACCGTTTGCGTCCCCTACAGCCATATGGGTCAGCTTCCAAGTTAGCAGCCCTGCATCTGACTTAACTTGCTTTGCCTCGCCAACCGCCGTCAGTAACGCGAAAAACTTCGAATTAGCATCAATCATGTGTATACGTCCAAATGGTCTATGGAATGTTCGCGACCAGGCACCCCGACATAGCAGTCAACCAAGATAGGTTCAGGCGCAGGAGGATAAACTTCTATTTCATCTATGGAACACTCTCGAATCCCGCTTCCGATAAAACCTGTCACCTCGATGTCACTAAGTACCGGCGGATAAACATCAATAACTTCTCCGTCAGATATGCTTGCAAAAATGTTTATAGCCCCGGTGGATTCCAGGCTAATCGCCAGCCCTGTCAGGTGACGGCTGACGGGCTTGGCGTCATCAATCAGCCGCTCCAGCTCCTGATACATTTCCTCAGTGATACCGGTGTCCAACACTCCGACCTTTAACGCAAAGGTGCCTGGGGTCCCTTCGGGCCTCATGTTGAACCACTCGATAATCTCGATCAGGTAGCCCAGAGGCTCTACCACACGGCGTAACGCGCCGATGGTGCCCTTGTGGGCATGTATGTAATAAGAGGCCTTGATGGCGGCGCGTTTGGTCGCCTCGGTCCATCGGTAATCCCAGCGATCCACCGACCATGCCCATGCCAGATGCGGCAGCAAATGCACCGGGCAGGTATCAGCGTTGTAGAGGTCGCGAAGCGGGACAATCGTTTTCTCGAAAAACGTAGCCTCCATGGCCCGTTCAAGTTGCGTGCTGTTGATCGGCAAAAGGCTTTTCATTTCAAGCCGCCAGCGTCACGGTGTAGCCCGTACAGTACGCCGCCTGAGCTTTGGTCGGGGCCAAGTCCTGCCAGCCGACCAGCTCAACCCGAGAAACGCCGGCAACGTGTAACTGAGCGTCTACGCCGGAACGTGCAACTTCAACGCCGAGCCGTTTGCGCGGATTGATCCATGCAGCCAGTCGACTTTTCGCCTCGGCTAAACTGGCATCAGCTTCTGGGCCCGCGCTGGTCATGTGCAGGATCGCCTTGACTTGGTAGCGGATCACCTGGGCGCTCTGAACCGTCACCCTATCCCCCACCGGCCGGACATCGTCGTCATTCAGCGCAGTTGCCACCGTGGCGAGCAGCTCCGGGGAAGCCTCACCCTCCCCGTCCAATCCCAGCACCGTTACCGTCACGTAACAAGGCGCCGGGCTTTCGGCCGTGGCATCCGCCACCAGCCCCGAGGCGTTACGCGCATGCAGGATGTAGCTGTTACGCGGGCCGGCCGTGGTCAGTCCCTCATAGGCCAACTGGATGCGCTCTCGGAACGCATCGTCGTCTTCTTTGACTTCAGGAACTGGCGGAAAGGCCAGTAGATCCTCTGCTTGAATGACCAGGCGTTTGAGGTTGACGTTGGCCCCCAGGTGATCGAGGTCACCGCGTATGGCGTGCGCCAGCAATACCGCTTTGCCGGCGTCATTCACTCGGGCGCGATTGCCGACCTTGATGTAAGCGCCAACCTCCAGCACCTTAAGCACCGGATCGCTCTCCAGCGCTGCAGTCCAGTTGCCGCCCATGTATCCGCGAAAGACGCCCAGCCCCTCCTGAAAAACCTCTTCGAAGTCCAGCGGCTCTAACACGGTCGGCGCCGGTAACGACGACAGATCCACGATACTCATACGGCCACCTCCAGCGTGACGCTGTCGCCTAGGTACTGCCCGACGATCTTCAGGTTAATTTGCCCGCCGATAACGGAAATGACGCGCACTTGATCCAGCTTCAAACGCGGCTCCCAGCGGCCCAGTGCGCGGGCGACCTCCGCCTGCACGGCGCTTTTCCAGCCATCGGTGACGGGCAAATCCACAAATCGCCGGAGCTTGCTGCCGTAAGCCATCCGATGCCGCCGGCTGCCCAACGGCGTGCCCAATATGTCTGGAACCGATTGCCGCAAGTGTGCGATGCCGGAAATGGGTTGGCCGGTGTGGCGATCCATTCCGATCATTGTGATTACTCCTTCAATTGCTCCAGATCTGGATGCGCTTTCAAGAACGCAAATTGATCATCACCACATGCGGTAACTCGACCAGCAACAACAGGAAGCGTCCCGCCGCCGGGTAGGATCAATGTCCGCGAGGTGAAAACCTTGTCGCGAAAAACACGCCCTGGTCCGATGGGCTCAACCGCGTCAGCAGTCACGGGAAAACCCAGCGGCGCCGGCTTCAACCCCGGAACCACAGTGGCCTCGGCAGAATCGCCATCAGTTCTAGACTTACTCATAAAGCAGACTCCAGATATGAAAAAGCCCGCACTGGGCGGGCTGTTTGTGGGTTGAAATTAATGCGTGTGGTGATTGCTGTTGCCACCGGCGTCGATGATCGCACCGGCACTGGTGATGCCTTTCGTGACGTGTAACGCGCCATCGATCATCACCGCTGCTTTCAGATTGATGTTGCCGGTGGTCACGTTCACGGCGCTGTCCGTCACGACCACCTCTGTACTGGCGACTTTGATGGTCACCGTACCGCTCGGCAGGGTGATGCTGTAGCTCTTTGCCTGCCAGTCGTAAATCAGCGAGCCGCCATCATCAAACCGCCAGACTTCCACATGATCCCGGTTATCCGGTGGCGGACCCGCGTTGCCATACAATCCCGGAATGAACGTGCCCTGTGACACGTCACCGCTGGCACTGACCAATGTCCCCTGCTCACCCAGAGACGGAGCCCTCCAATGCCTGGCTTTGCCGGCGGCGATGCTGTGCCAGCGCACCCAGGCGCTAGTCCATTCGCCGTCCGAAACCCGACACATCGGAGGGGAGGCAGCCAGATCGACCGCCACCACAAAGCAATCCTTGACCACCCCCGCAAGCATGCGGTCATGCTGGGCAGTGGCATAGCCGCTCACAAGTCCTCCGCTGGAACAAAGTCCTCTTTGACGTCGTTGTTAAAGCCAAACAACAGCATGCCGGGCGGCTGATCGGGCCAAGGCCACTCTTCAGGACCGAGGTAAACCTGCTGCGTCCATTCCACCAGCCAAACGGTGTAACCATCCAACACTGGCTGGGTCCAGTCCTGTAGTGCCTGAACGAACTCTGCCGGCTCGACTTCCAGCCCCCAGGTCTGAGCTCGGAGTAGGACCGCAAGTTGGGTAGCCAGCTGCACCGCCTGTTGCTGATGCAGAGGATAGATCGGGTCGACGACGATACGTGCCTCGAACTTACACACCAATGTGGTTTCACCCGTGCCGATATCGGTACCGGGCTCGATCTCAGCCAGCTCCAGAAAGACCGCCGGTAAAGCGATGCGATCCTGAATGTCCGGCCAGGCACTTACCGTCTGAACCCCTGGCAGATGGCCCACCAGGTGTTGCTCGACCGCCCGGTAAAGCTGGTCCAGGCTAAAAGGTTGGTCAGCCATTAACCGATCCTCTTCAAGTATTTCTGTAGTTCGAAGTTGAGCTCCTGCTGCAGGATCTCCAACAGACGCTCGTCCGCCTTTTGTACCCAGCTTTCAAAGTGCGGACGGGCTTGTTCCAGAGACACCTTGGCTTTCGCTAATGGAAAACGATTTCCATTTTCTGCGACCCATCCAGAACTTGCACCGCGACCAGCGGATACCGTGCTGTCTGGGTAATCATCAGCATTGAAGTGCTTGCTAGCAGTGCGAATCCAAATGTCTGGCTTGTTGCCGTAGACCTTCTTGAGAAACGCGCCTTGATAACGCCGCCCCGCCACCGACACTCCGCTACCGGTTTGCCGCGCCCGGCCAATCCGGCTGGACTCGATGGCATTCAAGCCGAACCACAACTTGCCGCTCGATGCCCCGCCGGACACTGGGTAGCTGCGTAACCGTTGACGCACTGCCGCGACAGCAATGCGCTCCTGCCTGCTGACTGCACGGGCAATGTGCGTGCGCAACCAGCCCAACGTCTTGTTGATCGCGCGTCGGTGGGCCGCAGCAGCTGCCTTGGGCACCAACTTGGCGAAGTCCTGAAACGCCTGGAGATCTGCAGCTGACGACTGGATCGAGATCATCCCGCCGCCGGCCGAGGGTTTGACGTAGCTACCGATGCTCATGGGCGCAGCCTCAGGATCAAGGCGACCAGACCGTCGCCGCTCGGCTCCAGCTGCAGCAAGTCGTAATCGCCGCCGCCGTCCAGGGCGGGCAAGTCGATGCTGACCAAAAGCCCGCGTTTCAAGCCTTCCGAATCACTGACGCGGATCTCAAACCGAGGCTCACGCAAGCCGGTATTGAGCTTGCCGAGCTTCGGCTGCAACCAGGGCGCCGCAAACATACCAAGCACCGGCTCTTCGCGGCCCTCAATCCGTGCGCTATCGCCCAGTGTTTCGAAGACCACTTCGTCGATGTCTTCGATCAGATCGCGGAAGGCCACGATCACATCTCCAGCAGGATCTGCGCGCGAGGCCGCGTGCAAAGGTGCAGCGGGTTGGACTGGGCTTCCCCGGCGACACCCTTGTTGAAAGGCAGCGGCTCGATCTTGCTGTAGTACGGGATGCCCTGGGTGTTGACCGTTTCCATGTAGTCGGCCGGTGCGAAGGACGAGATGTACAGGTCAGGGACGCCCTCGGGGACCAGCAGTGCCTTGTCGTCATGGACGAACGCAACGCCAGCAACCTTGCCGCGATACCGCTCCCAGACGATCCCGCCGAACTCGAAAGCTTCACGTGCATCACCACGCAGTGACGCGGCCTGCATGGTGTTGAGATAGGTCTCTTTGACCGACTTGTGCACGATCAGCTTGTTCCAGAAGTTCTTGCCGCACAACGCGCGGGAGCCGCTGCTGGTGACGCTGCCGAGGGCTTCCTCTTGCATATCCAGCGCTTCGCCGCATTTGACGCGCAGCTCGGTATCTGGGCTGTTCAAGCCCATCGGCAGTTTCTGGCGATTCACGCCGAAGGATTTATAAATATCCAACAGGACTGTCTTGCCATCGGCGTCCAGCACCTGCCCGTTCAACGCACCCATACGCTGGAATTCGTGGGTGGCATCCAGCTGTCGGCGGGCCTTTGCCAGGCGCTTGTTAACTACATCCTGCACGGCCTGCAGTTCGCTGCGGGTACCAAAGGCGCGAATGCCTTGGATCTTATCGGCCTTGATGGTGAAGCGCTCCGGCAGGTGCACGGTGTTGAACGGGATCAACTGACGCTTATTCGCACCGACCACCAGGCCAGAAGTACCACGTTCACCAGATGGCACCAGGGCCAGAGTGTCGCCGTCTTTCTCGATCTGCACGGTCAGCGTGCTGATGCCCTCTTCGCGGAAAAGGCCGAGGCTGCTGATACGGCCCGGCAGGTATTCCTGTTCATTGATTGCGGCAGTCAACGAGGAAACGCTGAACGCATCGTCTTCAAAAATGGCGATATCGGCCATGGGGGTACACTCCAGAAACGAAAAATCCCGCACTCGGCGGGATGGATAAATGGGATAAGCGTCTTAGCGCACGATCACGTGCTGGTTGTTCAGGGCTTTCTCGGCGGCAGGATCAAGGCCGGTCAAATGCGCCTCGCTGACCTCAGCCAGCCGCACGATGGCACGACCGCGCCGGACAACATCGGATTCGCTTAAAGGCCCGTAGAGGATCGCCACGGCGTTTTCGGTGCCGTCCTCAGCTGTCGCTTTATAAGGCGCAAACTCACCGCTGGCTGTGACCAGGCCGAGGATCTGGCCCGGTTCCAGGGCAGGCCCTGCCGCTACGTTGATCGCTTCGCGGGAAATGTTGCCAGCGCCTTCGGACAGTAGGAACTCGCCCGCGTGCATCGATTCAGTTTTCATGCTCTTACTCCTTTCGAGGTTCCGTTCTGCGCCGCCTGCCGGCTTGCCCAGATTGAATGACTGTCGACCTGTTTGGCCTTGATAGTGGGTGCCGGATCATTGTCGAGCGGCAGACTGTTGTTGATTTCAAAACCGCCACCGCTGCTTACCAGCTTGTCGAACAGGCGCGCCCTGACAGCAGCTTCATCCAGACCGGCAGCCAGAAATTCGCCGGTCAGTTCCGGCAATCGTGCCGCGACACACAGGCCGTGCAGCGCTTTCGCCTTGGTCAGCGCCGCAGTGACTACCGCTTCGCTTTCCAGCTTTGTCGAAGCGAGTATCGGGTCCACCAGGTTGCTGATGCCAGCCGCCGCACACCCCTTGGTAACCATCAACGCCAATCCGGCAGCGTCCAATACGGGTGCTGGATCCGCAGGATTTACAGGATCAGTCGGCTCGACATCCGGCTCTTCGTCCAACTGAGCCAGCAATTCAGCCGGGGCGTTCTGGAAGCGCTGCAACACGCTGCCCTGCCCGAGGCAGGCTTTCACCTTCAGCCCGTCGCCCACTTCATCGGCCAAGCCCAAGGCGACTGCTTCGTTGGCCGTCAGCCAGGTTTCGGCGTTAACCATGCGCCGAAGCTCGGCCTCGTCGATGTCCGGCGCTTTGGACTTGTAGGCCGCAATAATCGCTTCCAGTGTCTGGTCCAGCACGTCGGCGACACGCCGGAAGTCCTCAGCATCACCGCCGGTAAAGGTGTAGGGGTTGTGGATCATCAACATGGCATTGGCCGCGATCACCACCCGGTGAGCGCCACACACGGCAACACTGGCCGCGCTGGCCGCCAGCGCATCAATGCGCCCGGTACAGCGCTCGCCCAAGCGCGACAGCGCGTTGTGAATAGCCAGGCCGTCGAATAGGTCGCCGCCAATGCTGTTGAACGCCACAACGACCGGGGAAACGCCGTCATCCATCGCCCGCAGGTCCTGAACAAACTGGTTAGCGCTGACACCCCAGGTGCCGATCTCACCGTATACAAATACCTCAATGGTCTGTTGTTCAGCTTCACCGCTGGCCTGGAATGTGTACCAACTTTTATCCGCGACTTTTACCTGCTTGCCAGCCTTGTCATAAATGCGCGGGATCGCTTTTTTACTCATGGTTGTTCCTTGTCATCAATCGGCTCGATGGCATCAAGCGTGGTGTAGTTGAGGCCCAGATCGGTGGACCTGGCGAGGTCGGCCGCGTTTTCCGCGTCGATGGTTTCCGCGTCGTAGCCGTTGCGCAGACACATCTCGCTGCGCGAACCGAAGCCCGCCTGCACTTCCATCCGCCGCGCCTGCACGTCCTGCACCGGCTGGATGTAGGCCCAGCCTTGTGGCACCCAGCGTGTGCGCAGGTATTCGCGCCGACGTTGGGCGTAGTCCTCCAGCACCAGGGCACCGGACAGCACCGCCATGTCCATCCAGGCGGCACGCACCGGGCGACACAGTTGATGCACATACACGCCGAATTGCAGCTGCTCCAGGCGCCGCCTGAACTCGTTGAGCACGACCCGCAACGCCCGGTCGTTGACCTCGCGCATGTCGCCGGTGAGGATCTCGTACGGCGTGCCCGAACCCGCCGCCGCTGCCATCAGCTGCTGCCGCATGAAGTCCGGGTAGTTGTTGCCGGCGTCCGGCGGTTTGGAGAACTCCACCTCTTCACCTGGCCCCAGCTCCTGCATGGTGCCGGGTTCCAGGGCGACCATGGGCGTGAAGCCGTCGCGGTCGGTGACCAGCAGCTCCCCGGTCATCGGGTTGCGCGCCTGCGGCCCGGCCTCAGGTGCAGGACGCTTGATGAAGCCGGCAAACAGGTTCGCCACCTCCTGGCGGAATAGCACTGCGTCGTCGTAGTTGTCCAGACTTCGCAAGCGTTTCAACACCGGGGCCAAGCGTGGTACACCGCGCAGTTGCCCTGGCTCCATCGGCTCGAAGATATGCAGCACCTGCGTCGCAGGCACCCGCACCAGCTGGTTGTAACCGACGTTTAACGACGACGAATCGCGTGGGTGCGACAAGTACATCCAGTACGCCACACGCTTGCCGGCCGGATTGAACTCGATCCCGGCGCGGATGCCGTTGCCGTTTTTGGCCGTCTCGAACTTGTCATGTGGGACAAACTCAGGTGCCAGCGCCTGCAGTTGTAGCGGCACCGCTAACCCCTCACTGAGGCTGCGCGGCCGCAACCGCACAAAGCACTCACCGGCCGTTTCAACCGTGCGCGCCACCAGGGCCTGCATGCCGTAGAAGTCGGTCAGTTCATCGGCGTCCGCTTCATCAACCCAGTCGTCCCACAATTGCTGCTGGAGTTTGCGCAGTTCCGCGTCATCCGTGGTCGGCCTGGGGGTGATGCCGGTGCCGATCAGGTTGCTGACGCGCTTGTCGATGACATTGAAGGCGTACGGATCATTGCGCACCGCCGCCCGTGAACGCGCCCGCAGGTTACGCAGGGCCGGGGTGTTGATGCTGTTGATGCCGTTGTCGGTGGCTTCCCAACTGGCCGAGCGTCGGCCCTCACCCGCGCCTTCGTAACTGGCCTTGATGTTCGACGGCAGCAAGAATCCATTACGGGTCAGCGTCGGATAGTGTCGTGCCATTATAGTCCTTTGCCTCCATGCATGAGCCGAACGACGCGAGATCGCGGCCCGGCGGCTTGACTCAGCGACGTACGGATCTCGTCACGAGCCTTGAGCAGTTCGTCGATGGAACGGTATTCCACCGTGCGGTCGCTGTAGCGCACGGTCTTTTCACCGCGTGCAATGGCGCGCTCGATGGCTTCGAGGTGCTTCGGGGTAAACGACATATCAGCGTCTCTTCAGGTAACCGCTGGTGGAACTGCGGCGTTGTGGGGGTGCAGCGGGTCGCGGTTGGGCGACCGGGGCAACGGGTTGCGGCGCCACTTGCGGTGTCGCGGTAGCCTGTGGGGCAACCGTTACACGCTCAGCAGCGACCACCTTTTCATCGAATAAACCGGCCTGTGCCAGCGAGTTCCGTACCCGATCCCAGTCGTGTTCCTGATACCGGTTGATGCCGAGGTAATGCGCCATCGCCAGGCAATACACCATCAGGTCGAGGGCTTCGTTTCGCTCGGCCTTGCCCTTGATCCACTCGATACGCTTGTGGCCCCGCACGTACTTGGCGACCTTGCGCTCGGCCACGCACTGGGCAAAGAACTCGTCCGGCAGGTCGTTGGCAAAGTGCAGCGCACCTGGGCCGGACTCGAACGGGTAACGGTTGTATATCCAGTCCTTTGCGGTGTCGGTACCGACAAACCACAGCTCGGCGCCGCCTCGTTCGGTCTGGCCCTTCCAGGTCACATCAACCATGGACGGCCGTTGAGCGATCACCGGCTTACCGGGCTTGCTCGCGCCCTTGATGGCGAAGATGTTGCGCCAGCGCCGCACGCGGCAGAACTGGTAGACCTCGTCGGTGTGGTGGCCGCCGGAGTCGACGGCGACCGCGAGAATGCCCAGGCCGACGCCACACGGATGCCGGTACCGCTCTTTCAGCAGTTCATCCAGTACCGCCCAGGTGCGCTCGTCCGAAGGGTCGCCCGCGATCACCCTGTGGTCGATGACCCAGCGCTCCATGCCGACACCCCAGCCCATTGCCATGAACTCCAGACGGTCGGCCTGTACGTCGACGGCGCCCGTGATCATCATCACGGCGGCGGGCATCGCACCGAGGGAGAACCCTTCCCGGCGTGCACGCTCGATCAGTACCGATGCCTTGGTCTGCTCTTGCGCGCTGTCCCACACCTTAGCCAGGCGGGTGTTGTAGAACACCTGCATGGGTTCAAGGTCGCCTTTGGCCTGGGCCTTTTTCGCCTTCTCGAATTGCTTCGCCAGCGACTTCCAGCCCGTCCATCCCAGCGGTGAATACAGCGCGTTGAGGTGGAAGCCGACCGTCTCGCCATCGCCCTTGGCATGGGCACGCCACTCGCCTCGGGCGAGCATGTCTCCCTTGTGGTGTTCCTCGATCAGCACATCGCAGTCAGGCCCGGCGCACTCGTAATGCACCACGCTGAAGTCCTGGGAATAATGCAGCCGCTCCCACTCCAAGGTTTGCATGTGCCCGCAGGTGGGGCACGGCACGTAGTAGTAACGCTGGTCGCTACCCTCGAACAGATCGTCGATGCGCGAGGCGCCCTTGATGGTCGGCGAACTGGAGAAGTAGAACTTGGCATTGCGGCCGAAGGTACTGCCCCGCGTTTCCGCCAGTTCGATGGGATCGCCCTCTTCGCCTACGTCGACCTCCCAACGGTCGATCTCATCGCCGTACACATAGCGCGCCGACAACTCGGCCAAGTTGGCCGCAGAGCCGGCAGTGGTGACGTACAGCGAGCCTCCCTCGAACTCCTTGGTGTCCATGGTATTGCGCGAGTCCCGCGAGCGGCTCGCCGCCACACGTTCGCGCAGCACCGGGGTGGCCTTGATGGTCTTGCCTATCCGAGACGACACCCGCTTTGCCAGACCCAGGCTGGGCAGCAGCGTGAGGATGTTCGACGGCACCATGTGAATCAACGCGCCGATCCAGTTCAATGCGATCTGGGTTTTCATCAGTTGCGAGGCAACCATGGTGACCACGCGCTTGCACGGGTGAGCCGGTGACAGGCAACGCATTGGCTCGCGTGCGTAGGGCGTTCGCACGGTGCGATATTTCCCTGGCTCGGCGGCGCCGGTATCACGCGGGATGCGCATGTACTCGTCGGCCCACTCGTCCACCCAGAGGCTGGGGTCTGGACGCAGCCCACGGAAATACGCCTCACGGTACACCTCAGCGCCGTCAGGTTTTTCCGTCTGCATGGGTTAACTCGTAGTGATCAGATCGCGTTCAAGGTCAGCCGAAGACATGCGCTCGGCCTCTTCCAGGGACTGCCGCAGCGCCTTGGTCAGGTGCTGCTCAATCTCCCAAGGGTCGGACATCGCCGCCAGTTCTGGGGCCAATTGCGGGGGCATGCTGAGCAACTGATCGCGCAGCATGCGTCCGGCGTTGTAGGCCCCGGTGGTGACCGCCTTCATATCCACCAGCGAGCCCTGCACCTTGTGAAACTCGGCTTCGGCCAGCTGGGCCAGGTAGTACTCGCGGTGTGCGCGGGCCTTCTGGAAGTCGGGTTGCCCGCTCTTCGCGCCAGCAGGCTGCGGCGGCGCAGCCGTGTTAGTCGGCTCGACCATGGGGGACAGTTGGCTGTAAACATCACGCTGGAGCCGGTCTTGTTGGTGCCGAGCCGCGACGGCAGCCTTGCTGGGGTCGGCGGTTTCGAGGATCAGCGCTTCTGTTGCCAGCACGTCGACCTTCTTGCCATCCGGCGACAGCACCAGGCGGTTGTTGTCTTTCAGCCAAGTGATGTAGCTCGGCGTCCTGCCGATGCGAACCGCGAAGGCGCTTTTAGACAGGAACAGTGGATCCGTCATAAGCCCTCCTTTTCAACGGCTTTTCAATGGAAACCTTTCAATTTCAGTGGATTGAATTTCAGTAAGCTGGCAGCCCTGCCGCTAACGCTTTCCCGCGGGTTTCATGCCCCGTGTCCCTCGAATGCCGCCAGGGTCCCCGGCGACTTTCGGCGCACCATTTTGACGCGCACCGCCACAAGCCACGTATTCCGTGGCCTCCAGAGCATCACGCCTGACCGCTGCCCGAGGGCGGCACATCGCACACGCCCAACCGCTTGGCGGCCCAGCGTTCATACAGCCCGATGGCAACATCGGCGCCGGCCATCGCGGTGAGGCATCCGATGCTCCCTGCCGCCAGGACCGACATGCCCGAAGCGTGCAGCAACATCATGGTGGAAAGCCCGCAAACCACGCAGGCCCCGGATCGAAGGAGCAAGCGGCGAATCAAGGACCAGCCACTTACCCCCGCTTTGTCGGCCCGCCATGCTTCGCCGGATATGCCGCCGACCAGGGACAGCACGATCACCATCCAGATCGGCATATCAATAAGCGCTTGCTGCTCGTTCGTCATACACAACTCCAGAAATGCAGAAGCCGGCTTTCAAACCGGGTTCTTTGATAAGGTCTGCTCATTCGCCCCAACTACGATTCAAGGAGAATCAGGTGGATACATCGCTTTTCGTTCAAACAGTAATCGCGTCTGTAATCTCAGGCGGTATCGTTGCCTGGCTGTTCGCCAGCCCCGAGAGCAGACAGAGTGCGGCAATGCAGATACGGAAGATTCGGTCATTCGGCGCCAAAGTAGCCGTATTGGTCATGGTGGCATTCGTAATGGCTAGAAGTGCATATGGTTTTGCAACCTTTGCAACGTCGAATGGGCCAGTGAGCAGAATTGAAGTGATCGAACTCTTTGTGTATTTCATGAATTTCTTCGTATTCCTTGGCGCCGGAACTCTGTTCGCAGCAATTTGGCGAGCGACCGTGCTCAAGGAAAGAGCCGAAAAAGCCGAACCCTCCGAGAACTGAAAAAATCACTTCTGCCCCCTCCATAAACGCAAAAACCCGGCGCAATGGCCGGGTTCAGTGTGGTGGTGTGTCCCGCTGCTTGCGGTCGCACCTATCGAAGATGGGTACTTTTTACAGGTGGATTCCGGTGGCAGCAAGGGAGTTTTAATGCCATGGCGCAATATGGGTGCGATACAGGTATGACGCAGGTGCGACGCAGGGACAACGCATTCTATCGGCTATCGCTTCTGGTGCCCTGTCTTACTTGTCCCACTATTCTAGATCGGAGTAGGACAGCTACAGACGCCTAAATACAGGGCTCTGCCCTACTGTCCTACCTTTATTACTTTTCTCTTGTGTATAGAGAGAAAGCTAAAAGCACGCGTGCGCGCCATGGGCGCGACTACGTGCCCGCTATGCTCATGTGTGCGTGGGGTGGGTAAAGGTTGGACAGTAGGACAGCCCAGCAACGGCGCGGCCTGCGCCTGTCCGACTGCGCCAAATGGCAGTCGGACAAAGCAGGACAGTAGGACAGAGGCACGCGGAGTGATGCCGAGGATCATGCAGCCTTCCCCATCAGCATGCCGGCGATGTGCAGGTGTGCCTCATGGAGCCGCTGGTAATAGGTATCCCGGCTGCATCCGCAGTGGGTGTACTTCTGCGACAGGAAGCTTTCGTGGTTGCAGTAGTGCTCGCGTACGACAAGCGACAGCTGCGGCGGCAAGTGCTTGTTGACGATCAGCTCAATGTCGGCCGATTCATCCAGCAGCACCCGACTTCCACGCGTGCCGCGTATCAACTCCCCTTTGCACTCCATCAGCATGGCGATCATGTTGCCGCCACTCGGCCCGCCAGCACCGTCTGGCACAGGCGAATGCAGATCCTGCGCCCACAGTTTGAGCATCTCATCGATTCGCTTAATCAAAGCAAGGCTCCTCGATCACCGCCTGCTGCAACGCAGACACACGCCCCCAACCCGCAGGCTTTTCATAGGCCCATGGCCGCACACCGCTTTTTGGCAGAGCAGGCATACGCCGCTTGCGCCAGCCCAGCCGGTGCATGATCGCCCCGACCCGCATCTGTTCGGGTTTACCCCAATGGCCGAAGTCCAGTTTCAGCGCCTGGGTCAGAATCTCATTGCCGGTGGCGGTTTCGCCGATCTGCGACTCTTCCATCCAGGCCAGGATTGGCCCCTCCCATTCATCCACCACGAAACGCTCGTCTTGAGCCTCGGCGAACATCTTGGACTCGTCCTTATTCACCCACCAGATATCGCCCGCTTCAAAGCAGAACAGCGCCTCAGCCCACAGCTGATCGCGGATCTCGCGCAGTTGCTCCAGATCGACCTTGTTGCAGAACACCGGCCAGTAGCGGCGGTTGCCCGTGGCGTCCTTGAGGTACTCCTCTTGGTTGGTGGTGCCCACGAAAACACACTGGCGTGGCACGTCATTCGTTCTGCGGCCGTAGCTCTCTCGGTAGGTATCGGTGGAAGCAGAGAAGAACTGTTTGGCCTTGGTGCTTTCCGCCTTGTTGAAGCTGTCCAGCTCGCCCAACTCGACGATCCATTTGCCGCGAATCGCCTGGAAGCTGTCCTTATCACCGAGGGCAAAGGGCGTGTCCATGAACCACTCGCCGCCGAGGACGCCCATGGCCGTGGACTTACCGGCGCCCTGCCCGCCTTCGAGGATCATCACAGAATCGGCCTTGCAGCCTGGGCGCATAACCCGAGCCACAGCCGAGATTAGCCAGCGCTTGCCGACCTTTGCCGAGTACTCGCTGGCCTGAACGCCCAGCACGTCGGTCAGCCAGGTTTCAATGCGTGGCACGCGATCCCATTCCAGCTTCTCCAAGTACTCACGCACCGGGTGGAAGGCATGGTCGTGGGCAACCACACTGACCGCCTCGATCACATGGGAGGCTTTGACCCGCAGGTTGTATTGCTGCGCGAGCCACTTCATCACTCGCATGTCGTCAATGTCAGCCCAGTCGCCGGCACCGCCGCCGAAGGGCGCAGACCGCAGCTTGACGATCTTGGAGCTGAACACGCTGTAGCCGATGACACCGGCCCAGCGTTCGTCATTGCCCAGGATCAGCTCGACGTTTTGCATGTGCGCGATCAGGGAGCCATTTTCGGTGCGGGCCAGTTGATCCTTCCAGCCACCCGCTGCAGGAGGCTTGACCACCGCAAGCACCTGGCGGCGGACGGCCTCCAACCCCTCGGCGACGTGCAAGTCGTTGAAGTCGGTCCACTTGATCTCGCGCTCGCCGGAGAACACCGGGGAGACGACTTGACCACCGACAACCAGCGCGGCGTTGTTGGCTTTCTCTTCGCCGGGGTTCCAGGGGCCACCATTGGGACGCTTGGTTTTCCAGTCGTCGTCCCGGCAGATGATAAGTGGACAGCCAGGGAAGCGCTCGCGCATGGCCTTGGAGACAGGCAGCAGGTTGCCCGCGTCGAAGGCGATAGCAACAGTGAGCGACGTCGCCATGTGCAAGCTTGCGCCCGTGGCGTAGCCCTCACACACCAGCACCGGTTCGCCTGGCTCTGGGTGGGGGCCGATCAGGTGGAAAGCGCCCTCTTTTGACATACCGGGCGGCCAGTACTGCTTATCCCGCCCAGTGTCTTCATGCTTCGCTGGAAAGATCACCTGCAGGCCGACGATCTGGTCACGGACGTTGCACATGGGCACCAAAAATGCGCCAGTACGTGGCGCATAGCGAACCTTGAAGCCGACGATCTGCTTTCGATCCAGATAAGCGCTCTTACCCTTTTCGGGCATTCGCTTGAACAGACCGGCAGCACGGTTGGCCGCTCGGCGTGATGCGTTGGCCGCGATCTCGGCAGCTTTACGCTTGGCATCCTCCTGGCGAGCGCGCATGACCTCGCGCTCCTCGGGGCTCATACGTCCGGGTTTAACCTTGATCTTCAGGGTGTCGCCAGAACGCCAGTCACCGAAGCTGCCGAAGATCAGCGTCTCGTTTTTTTCAGTGCGGTGTTCGTGGATGACGTACCAGCCGTTTTTTTCTTTGCCTTTGTCCTGGGTGGTTTTGCAGCGGGTGAGTTTGCCGAATACCAAGGGTTGAGCGGGCTCGAGACCATAGTCCGCGAACTGATTGATCACATCATCGAGCATAACGGGCAGCCCTCTGATCATCGGCGGTCTTGCACTCAATGCAGAGCGTGCAACCGGGCTGTGCCAAACGACGGGCCTCGGGAATGGGGCCATCGCATTCGTCACAGAACATCAGCGAATGCTGAGCCGTGTTGGGCATCAGCGCCAGGCGTGCAGCGACGGCCTGATCTATGCGCTCTTGCACCAGGTCATTTGCGAAGTCAGCGATATCAGCCACGTTCCACCCCACAAGTCGTCTGGTTGACGTAGCGGGCGCGGTTGTACATGCCCAACAAACCCTGGATACCGCGAAACACTAACTGGCGGATCTCGGCCAGCTCACGGTCATCGACCTTGCCGTCGCCAATATGCTTGGCCCAGGTTTCGGACAAATCGGCAACCTGCCGGAAAAACATGGCGATACCCGTGGTCAGGGTCTCAGGCATGTCATTGGTGTACGCCTCAGCCAGTTCCTGCCAGATCGTGTCGCCGACAAGGGCATGCACCGCATCGAGAATGCGGCGGTCCTTGGTCAGTTCGAGGATCTCGCCGAACTCCTGAATGTTGACGGTGTGCGAGGGATGGGTGGGAGACAACTTGTGCTGCAGCGTGGTGGCATTGCGGCCGGTGGTGGCGGCGATTGCTGCGGCACCGCCGGGATAGTCCCGTGCGGCGTGGTACAAGGCTAATTCGAGCGTCAGTACTTCCTTTTGCGCTCGATCAACACAGCTTAAAGCTACTCGGCTCATGGCATTAATCCTACTAAGTTGCCAGTGCCCCGCGACGTGTAGTGGTGATACATTTGCCGCGTGGCTTGAAAGGGCCCAAACGCCGGCAAGATCTAGGGATCAAAACCGGCACCGTGCCGAGGCGAACAATCCGTTGCTCACCTCTGGCGCAACAGCTGCCTAATCTGTGGTGGAAAAGGCAGCAACCCAAGACATCCGTGTCTTGGCAGCGCGATAAAGGGAGGTGGTTTGCATGTGGTGTGCCCTCCTACCTTCGTCGCGACCCGACAGCACTGTGGTGGTGTGTGCCGGGAGGAACTGGGCGGCCCTTGGGTCGCCTTTTTTCTATCTACTCTGCAGCTTTCTGCGGGGCCGATGCGTTGAGCAACCAGGCAGCGTCAAACGCGTTGCCCTTTTGCTCTGCAGCAGTCGCTAAAAGTTTTGCGTAGTGGGTTTCACCGGTGTAATCGGTGCGCGGAAGGCTGGCAGCCAAGCGCCATTTATTGAGTGCTTGGTAACTCCTGTCACATACCTTGGCGGCGGCTCCGATGCCGCCTACTGCTTCAAATGCGAACGCGATGGCGTTCGGAAAATCTGCGGGGTCCAACATGGCAACCTCCATTTATCAACTCGCGGTTGATATTAACATCAACTGACTATTGCGCAACCCCTGTGAGAGTATCAACTCATGGTTGATAAGAATGAGCTACGGGCAGCTTTCACGGCGCGCCTTCACGAAGCACTCAACGATGCCGGTGTACGCACCCGGGGGCGTGGGGTGGACGTACACAGACAACTGAAAAGCTTAGGCGTGCACAAAAGCCCACAAGCGATTAGTAAATGGCTGAATGGCGATGCTGTCGCTGAAGCAGATAGCATGGTCGCATTGTGCTCTTGGCTGAATGTGAGACGGGAATGGTTGGAATATGGAGTGCTGCCTAAAAACTCAGTAATCAAAAACAATTTGATCAAACTGTCAAACTTACAGCAATCTAATATAGGAGAAATTACTCGCCGCTTTGGCAAGGTTCCACTTATCTCCTGGGTACAAGCTGGAGCGTGGTGTGAAGCTAGTGTTGAACTATTTGATGGAGAAAACTGGTTGTCATGCCCAGTAACCATAAGTGAAAATGGCTACGCTCTTAAAGTACTTGGTGATTCAATGACAAATCCTGGACCAGGACGAAGCTATCCAACCGGATGCATAATTTTTGTAGATCCGGAAGCCGAGACAAAGCCGGGCGACAGAGTAATAGCTAGGCTACCTCGAACAAATGAAGCTACTTTTAAGGTTTTAGTTGAGGATGCAGGAAGACAGTTTTTAAAACCAATAAATCCGCAATATCCAATTATTGATATAACTGAAGAAACTCATATTTGCGGCAAGGTAGTAGGATCTTTTATCCCGGAGTGACACAAAGAGCCACTCCAAGATAGTTATCTCAATTGAATTCAAAATCAGAAAGCATATCTATCCGATCCAAAATTGTCCGTAATGGCACGTTTCCACCCATCCTAGTAGATTGATCAACTACATCCAATATTCTACCGACATCATTCTTTTGATGCTCGGTAGCTTGCTGAGAATTGTAAATATCCTTTAACGCTTGGATTCTATTTTCAGACCACGTGCGTGCCGCCCTCATCTTGCCTGCGATGATCACACCTTCTAGATACTGCCTAGTCCAAAGCAACTCATCACCTGGAACTACCTCAACGAGAAGAGCAGTTAGATCCGTACCACTTGAAGTCTCTTGCGAAAACTCCAAGTAAATTTCGTTATATTTCTCTTTGACCACTAATAAAAATATAACAAATTCTGGATAAAAAAATTGATTCTCTTTTACCGAAAGAGAAACCAGCTTAACTTTAGCAACCAACTGCTCGATACTTCTGAGTGACATTCGGCGAGTTACTGTCCGCAGCATCCCAAGCAAGCTTTCCTTGTCGTGTACTGTTTCTCCTTTTTTACGTTTATCGAAATATTTATCAAGCTCAAACTTTGTCAACAAATCGCCTACAAAATCAACTGTATCAGCGGGGGGCAAAGTAAATTCAACATCTATAAACCGCTTGAGATATCCTACCGCATCAAAATCCGCACCATATACTGCCTTCACACTGTGCGCCAATTGCTGTTTATCCAAAGCCAATATAAATACCAATCCTTCGACATCCAACAAATGTTTTATTCGCTCTAGCAATTCTATTGCATAAGTAGGTCGACACCTATCAAGCTCGTCTACAAAGATATACATCTTCCCTATGGATCCGTCTTCGCTCTTTAAAACCTTTGCAACATTTTCCTTGAATACAGATATCGCTTGCTTATTTTTGGAGTAAGCATCTATGACATCCTTAGCAAGCGCTTCCGTCAGCTTTGAAGTTTCATCTTCAATTATTTTATCAAGATCCAGGATACCAGCAGTTGCGAGCTTCACCCCAACTGGTATACCTCTACGCATCAAATGCGTTCCCGCCGCCTTTGCTTTGGCCCACGCTTTACTTTTCTCTTGATTACCATTGATAAAAAAAGCAAGTCCGACGTTCATTTCTCCGATAAAAGCCAACAATGGATCAACGGCAAAGTCAGTTTCCCATGCGCTGAAATAAATCGACTTCGCCTCTGAAGCACTTAACGATGAATGAAGCATTCTCATGAATGTAGTTTTACCCGCGCCCCACGGTGCATTCACTGAGAAAACTAACGGAGAAACTACTTTCTCTAATAACCCACCTAAGTTATCTACACTTTTTTTCCGTTTGAGTCTGTCGTTAAGAAAAATATTGCCTTCGGGTATTACGATATTAGTATTTTTAAGCTTCATTTCGATCAATCCCCTGACCTAATTAGTTCCATTAGCTTTAATGCAATATTCAGCTCTTACCACACTACCATTCACCAAGGACGTCGCGCCAAAGAAATATAGCCCAAGGCCACTAATCAACCGCTGGTTGACAAATAACAACCGTCAGTTGATATTTGTCTCACTCTTCCACCACAGAGCGAGGCAAAACTATGCACACCACAGCCACCCTGCACGTCCACCCGGCTGCTGCGAACCCCTCCCGCATCTTTGAAATCCGCCGCTTGGCGCAAGACCTAGGCTGCACATTCATCGCGTCCAAAGCAAAGCTGAAAGAACGCCACGCGCCCGCCCCATTCAATCCAAACGGCGGAGGGCAAGCGGCATGAGCAAGTACAAACTCGACAACCGCTCCCTGACCCTGCTTAAGGCTCAGGTAAACCTAACCGAAACCTTCAACCACCTGCTGCGTGCCGAAGTTCAGCGTGAGGCCCTAGCCTTCCGCCTGAAAGTTGAGCGCCGTAAAGCCGACACACACTTCACTGTTGAGCTGGGAAGCGAACGCCACACGCTGACCCTGACAAACAGCAAAAAGATGCACCTTAAGCTTGCGGACTTCATCGAGGAGATCGTCAACGGGCCAGCGAGTCCAAGCGATCCGTCGTCTGTGCCGCACGCTGACCGCCGCTACGGCGTCTTCGAAATTGAACACAAGCAGCGTGTGTTCGACCTGGTGCAAACCGGCGGCGCGCTGAGCCTCGACATGGGTTTTGAGCAACCTATCAACCTGGCAATCCATCGCAACAAAACCCGCACTGGCATCACCACCATCATGAGCATCGGCGTCAGAAAGCCGCGTACCAAGTGCTTCACAGTGTACGGCAGCGACGTGGAGATCTACTCCATGGTGGCCGAGTCCATCACCCATCTGGCTGCCGTGGCGACACCCGCCGCGCACGCAGCCTAGGAGGCCGAGATGGAACGGAGCCTGGAAAAAGCCGCCAAGTACTTCGGCCTCACACGCCCAAAGCTGATCGCTCTAATGCGTAAAAAGGGCCTGCTCAACGACCGCAATCTCCCGGCCTTCCCGGTGCGGGACCGAGACTACCTGCGAGTCAAGGATAGCAACTGGTACCACGAAACCGCCGGCATGCAGTACAGCCAGTCGACCAAGGTCCGCCAAGCCGGCATCCGCTGGCTCGCCGAACAGTTGGGCCTCGAACTGCCAGCCATCCCGGCAGATAACCGTGACATGGCCTAGGGAGTACGCCCGCCAGATCGTCGCTATGCACACACGCGAGGAGCGCAACGCCGCGCTCCTCGAAGTGCCGGAGCATCTGAGGGAGCTGACCAAACGCCATTGCCTGAATGCCTGGAACCACCCTTCACGACTCAAACGCAAGGAGGCCGCCGCCCATGAGCAACAACAGTCAAACACCGCTACGGCTGCAACCCGCGCCAGATAGCGCAACCGTCGAGATGCTGCACCAACTCTTCGGCGACGTGCTTATCCCACTGGAAAAGCTGCGCGTGCATTACTTCAAGAACCTCAACGAAAAGACCTTCACTGAGGCGATCAACAGCGGCCGTATTCAGCTGCCGGTGACCACCCTGGATCACAGCGTCAAGGCGTTGAGGTATGCCCACATCAAGCATGTCGCGGCACTGATTGATATCCGCGCTTACAGGGCGGATGAGGACATGCCGCGACCACAAACTGATTCAACCGAGCCAGAGCAGTAACACCAACGGCTGCCACCACCAGCCAACAAAACCACCAGGAGCACACCACATGACCGTAATTCAAATCTGCGCACTGATCACCATCGTTATCGCGCTCGCGATCCTTTATTGGATCGGCTACAGAGGCGGCTTAACGGATGGTCTGGCTCAGGGCTACGACGAAGGACACGCACAAGGATTCATTGAAGGGATGGACGAGGGGGAGTCAGCGGGCTCTACCGCTCTGGAGCAGATCTCCGAGCGGTGTCGGCGCCTGCAACTGATATTGGACCATCAGCCACTGGATCGCCTCACCCTGTTAGCCATTGCCGAAAAGCTCAACCTTGCGGCCGACACCTTCCGCGCGGTGAGATCTGACAGCCAGGCAACTCAAGCACTTACCTTACGTGACAAGGCGCTGAACATGGCTGCCCAGCTGGACCCATTCGAGTTGGGAGACGCAGCATGAACTGGATCCTGACCCATTCAGGCAAACACTTTGACCTGCTCGAACCCGACGCCGACATGATCGACCCACGAGACATCTCGCACGCACTGGCCCACCTGTGCCGCTTCAACGGTCACACCCGCGAGTTCTACAGCGTGGCACAGCACAGCTGCATCGTCGCCGAGCTGGTGCCGGAAGAACACAAACTCGCGGCCTTACTTCATGACGCACCCGAGGCGTACCTGGGCGACATGACGCGGCCACTCAAGCAATGGATCAGTGCCTATGAGCACTTCGAGGACTGTATCTGGTGGCGCGTCTGTGATCGGTTCGACATAGCACCAGAACTCCCCGCCTGCGTCCACAAGGCCGACCTGATAGCGCTGGCTACCGAACGCCGCGACCTCATGCCACCCGATCCGGCTATCCGGGATTGTTTGGTCGGCATCGAACCCATGGTTGAAACCATCCGTCCATGGTCTGCCGCAGAAGCCCGCAACACCTACCACCAGCGCCTGATGGACCAACTCGCTATCGAACACCGGAGGAAAGCGGCATGAAGAACCAACAGAACAACACCAGCGCCTTGTCCGCTTTGCTCCGCACTGCAAATGGTGGCGACACACTAGAAACAAACAGTCTCTGCTGCGCAGCAGCAGGCATTATTGCTCCTCCCAGCGCCACTGCAGAGGCACTTATACCCCACGAAAAGCTGCGCGGGGCAGCGCTCAGTGATGCAACGCTAACCGCTCCAGCACGCCCGCTCGCGCAGCCTGCCTTGGGGTATAAAAGCAAAAATAGGTTTCTACGAAAGCCGCATCTCCGACAGTTTCACCGCCGCCATGTTGACGGCCTGAGAATTGTGCGAAAGCGTCGTAACGCACTTCAAGACATCAACCGCCGAACCGTCAGAGAGCAGTTGTGCCATTACAACACTCTTTTCCAATGCACCCCGAATAATCAGAAACGGCTCGACCATATCGGGCAACGGCAAATCCACCGGATTGATACCGCGCATAGCCAGCGTTTGCTCTTCAACAGTCGTCATAATTTCAGTCCGCGCAGCGCGGTCGCTCGACTGCATAGTGTCGAAGTTTTGAAACAAGAGGCTACTTACGGCAGCAGCACGCTTAGCAACACCACAGACGAGTCGGAATACTACTTCATCACGGTTTCGCCTTGCTTTAGCGATATCACGAGCTTGTTTGTTCGCCACGATCAGGGCGGTTACCACGGCAGCCAAGCTACCGATAACTTGAAACCAAGCAGGCGCGTCCGGCTGCTTGAAAATCAAGACAAGAGTTCCTATCACCGCTACAGCACCGACGGGAGAAATAAGCCACATGGACAAACTGCCGGAATTGAACGTGAAACCATCGGCAGCCATTGCCAGCCCTCTTTTCCAAAAATAGAACTGAGCTTGCCTCCACTCGAAGGATTCGTCTATGGAGGTGCGAAATGAGGGAAGTTGATGCTATTACCAATGCAATCGTTAAAACGCAATTCGGCCTAGACTACGCTGGCGAGATTCGCGTGGACCTTTTCGCCGGGGGCGGCGGTGCAACCATGGGCCAAGAGATGGGCACCGGCATACCGGTCGATATCGCCATCAACCACAACCCTGACGCCATCAGCATGCACAAGCGCAACCACCCGAGCGCCGAGCATTACATCACCGACGTCTACGACGTGTGCCCGCGCTTGGCGACTCGCGGCCGTCCAGTTGCGCACCTGCACGCCAGCCCTGAATGCACCCACCACAGCCTCGCTGCCGGCGGTCAGGCGCGCAGCACCACCAGCCGTTCGCAGTCATGGGTCATTCAAAAATGGGGAGGCCAGGTCAGCCCCCGCAAGATCACGATGGAAAACGTCGTGCAGATCCTCCAGTGGGGACCTCTGATCGCAAAGCGCTGCAGCAAGACTGGCCGAGTGGTACGCCGTGACATGACAGTCGCCGCTGCCGGCGAGCGGGTACCGGTACAAGAACAGTACCTGGTGCCCGATCCAAAACGGAAAGGACGAACCTGGCGCCGCTTCGAAAACAACCTGCGGTGCATGGGCTATGACCTGATGTACGGCAAACTCAAAGCCTGCGACTTTGGCGCCGCCACTACCCGCGAGCGCTTGTTCCTGATTGCTCGCCGTGACGGTAAGCCACTGCGCTGGCCGGAACCTACGCACTTCAAGAACCCAGCCAAGGGACAGTCAGCCTACCGCACCGCCGCCAGCTGTATCGATTGGTCTCTTCCATGCCCAAGCATTTTCCTCACCAAGAAAGAAGGCCGCGCTGCAGGTGTCAAACGACCACTGGTGAACAACACCATGGAGCGCCTACGCAAGGGTGCCAAGCGCTATGTCCTCGAACACAAGAACCCGTTCATTGTCAGCGTCAACCACACCGGCAACGACCTGGCGCGATGCCAGTCCGTGGAAGATCCGGCGAAGACCATAACCGGTGCGCAGGGGTTCGCCCTTGTCACGCCGCAACTCGCGCCCTTCATCACCGAACACGCCAACGGCAGCAGCCAGCGCAACATGCCAGGGGATGATCCTCTACGCACCATCTGCAGTGGCGTTAAGGGTGGGCACTTCGCCTTGGCCGTGGCCTATGTCGCGCAGCACAACGGCGGATACAACGTGACGCCTGGGCATCACCCGGTTAAACCGCTTACTGCGATCACCACCACTGGCAGCCAGCAGCAGATCGTCACTGCGCACCTGTCGACGCTTCGCAGGAACTGCATCGGCCGGGCCATGGACGAACTGGTACCGACCATTACAGCCGGCGCTGAACACCATGCTCTGGTCGAGTACAAGCTCGCGCCAGAGGTCGAGGCCGGCGCCATGCGTGTTGCGGCATTCCTGATGGGCTACTACGGCAGCGACAACACCTACGACCTGCGCGACCCAGCCGCAACCATTACAACACGGGATCGCCTGGCCCTTGTCACTGTGACGATCCAGGGCACGCCTTACGTGATTGTCGATATCGGCATGCGGATGCTCACTCCACGCGAGCTGTACCGCGCCCAGGGCTTCCCCGACAACTACGTGATTGATCGTGGACATGATGGCCGGAAATTCAGCAATAAGACGCAGGTGCTTATGGTGGGTAACTCGGTGTCGCCGTGGCCGATGATGGCGCTGATCAGTGCCAACAACGACGTAGATGAGCGCGAACTTATGGGAGAAGCAGCATGAGCCTACCTCGCTGGGTAATGATCAGCCGCGCCTCAGAACTAACTGGCTACAGCGAAGACGCCATTCGCCACAAAGTGAAAAACGGCACCTGGGCCCAAGGCCGCATCTGGCGCAAGACGCCGGACGGCCGCATTGCAATCAACATGACGGAGTATGACAA